GATTTCTAGACCACTGCTGGTCAGGCGCATGGCCTCGGTGGCTGTTAGCTTCCAGATATAACTTGCTGCGTCAGAAATAATTGACGCATAGGAACTTCCAGCATTATTTACAGCAATTAACGTAGGGTCGTTACCTGTAAATGTTATCCCAAGCTGATTAGTTCCGTTGGAAACACCAAGTTAAGTGCTAAGTGCAGTAGCAGTGCCGCCAACACCCAAATTCGTCCCATCAAACGTCAGCGCAGAGCCAGTAGCCAATGCACTTGTAGAGCTTGCGTACACAACACCGTTGGCTGTGAATGACGATAAGCCAGTGCCGCCGTTTGCCGTTCCCACAACCCCGCTAGTGATCTGGTTGCCGTTGATCGCAATGGCAGTAGATGCCGCAGCCGTGAGTTGGCCCTGGGCGTTCACCGTGTAGTTGGGTACTGAGCTTGCACTGCCGTAAGAACCGGCTGTAACAGTCGTGTTGGAGATGCTGAATTGCGTGCCGGTCAGCGTCAGGCCCGTGCCTGCTGTGTATGTCCCCGCTCCGGAGAACTGCTGCCAAATGATGGCGTCAGTGCCGACAGTGGTCACCGGCTGAGTCTGAACCCAGCCCGTTCCGGCGTACAGAGTCCCGTTGGTGACAAACGAATAATCTCCGCTTGCAATCTCAACTGACGTATCAAAATCCGTCGCCCTGGTCAAAACCGTGCCGCCAGTGGCCCAGGTGTAGATGCCGTTGTTTGCCTGCGTTGCCTCGTTCTTGACCATCAGGCGGTTGCCGTTGAGCAGCGTGTAGCCGTCCACCACCGTCAGAGGCGAGGAAAGCGTCAGGGTCGCACCAACCCCAGCCGTGCCGTTGTTGTACGTCACCGTGCCGCCAGTCAGCGAAGCCAGCGTGCCTGTGGTTGCCGCATCGCAAGAGGCGTGGATGTGCAGACCTTCAACAAAAGCGTCCACGTACTGCTTTGTGGCCAGTTGCAGGGCAGTTGTAGGGTCTTGGGTGACCTCAACAGAGGTCAGGCCACCCAGGGTAAGGCTGGACGCTCCAAGGCTGATTGCAGTCGTTCCAATGGTCACTGCGCTGTTGGTCAGGCTTGCGTTGGCAATATTGGTCAGCGTGTTGGATGAGCCGCTGATTGACTTGTTGGTCAGGGTCTGCGCGGCCGTGTTGGTGGTGACCGTGTCAGATCCGACCGTGGCGGCAGTCATGTTGAACGTGCCGCCTGTCACCGTCTTACCCGTGAAGGTCAGGGCATTTGGCAGCGACAAGACAACATCTGCCGCGCCTGTGGCTGTGATCTCGTTGGGCGTACCCGTGACCGAAAGCACGCCGCCCGTCTGGGCAAACTGACGCCAAGCGCCAGCAGAATAGCCCTCATAAGCCCCGTCAGTGGTGTTATAGCGGATCTTGCCGTTGACGCCAGCAGGACGCTGACCAAGTGAGCCAGCAGGGATCAGGATTGCGCCAGCGCCCGGAATGATCGGGTTGTCAGCCAAGCCAATCGTCGGGTTTCCTGCGATGCCATTGGCGTTGGTCACGACCGTCTGGTCAGCTACGCCTGCAATCTGGGTGGCCGACAGCGCACCAGCCGTGGTGATCGTCATCAGACCGTTGGCGCTCAGGTTGGCCAGATTCAGAACTTGGCCAGCCAGGGACGTTGTCGGATCTCCCGCAATGCCATCGGCGTTGACGATTGACAGACCAGCCCCGGAAACGGCCATGGAACGGCCTGTAATGGCTGTTCCAGACGTTTTTACCTGAAAGCCAGTGCCAGATGCCACCAGGGCCGATAAAGCGCCTGTGGTCGTTATATTGAGCACACCCTGAGCACCACCGTCAGTGATGGTCAGCCCGTTGGTCGCACCAAGGTAGCGGCTGTTGGCCAACTGGGGCGTCTGGGTGACCGTCAGGTAGGTGTAAGGCTGCGACGGAGACGCGGCAATTGCGCCCGTGGTGGTCTGCACCGTCACGCCATTTTGGACAATCGGGACAGACTCAGCGCCAGTGATAGCACCAGCCGATGGGAGTTGGAGAATATCAACTTGTGCGGACATTATGTGCTCGTGTTGTTGGGTGGGTTCGGTGCGATAGTGTCCTTGTTTCCGGTCGAGGTAGGCGTCTGGGTGTGTTGCCCTGAGTGGAAATCTGCAACTGAGAATTCCCGGTGGTCACCAGATAGTTGTCGCCAGCATTGAGCGGAAGGTCAGGACGAGGAAACCGAATCGTTATCCTCTCGGTTTTGCGTGCAGGCAACCGATAAGGGTCAAGCTGATCTGCGCAGCCCTCGTTGCACACCCGCAGGCCCGGAAAGTTTGGGTCGTTGCGCATCACAGCATGTGGCCGCTTTAACTTGCAGCGGTCACAAATCGCAATTGCGATGTCAGAGTAGCCCTCAGTGTCCAGAAAGATGGCCATTAAACAGTCCTTCCTTGCGCAGCCAATGTGGCACGTCGAGACGCAACGCGCTTGGCAATCTGCTCAGGCGTCTGCTTGCTTCCTTTTTTCTTGGCCGATAACTTTGCGCGAGTTTCATCAGAAGATGGCACGCCTGCATTCGCGGGCGTTCTTCCAATCATCCAAGGCGTTGAACGAGACACACCCTTGAGTGGGCTGACATAACCTTCGCCACGAAACTTGGCCACAGGCGGCTTACCTCCGCCCATCACCAGATTCCAGCCAATTTCCTCTGCTGGGCGCAACTTGCTTTCAAGCTCATAGCAGTACGCCTCCTCCGCCACCACGACAACAGTTTTAATCAAAGAGTCCCAGCCGTGTTTTGCAATTGCATTGGACAAGCGAGGATTGTCGTGACGACCTTTAGCATGCGCCCATTTGTGACCGTACAACCAGCGCTTATTGGCGTTTTTAGAGACGCCAACATACCCCTCAGACGTGATGTCAGAGTGGTGTGCTGCTCGTATCCAATAAACTTGGGCAATCATGCTGTGTACGGCCGTATGTTTGGGGCAAAGTACACAGGACTTTTGTCGCGCTCTTCCTCTTCAGCCCGACCAAGGTACTTGCTGGCTTGGCCTTCAAGGTACTGAATGCGGGCCATTTCCACGCCAGGAAGCTCAAGGCTCATCCTGTGGGACAGCATCATGATCACGGCCTCGTACCAGCGCTGTGGCACCTCCAACTCGCCGTACAGGTCACCCACGTCCATGATCTGGCGCGAGTACCAGATGGTCATCTGGTAGAACGCATTCTGGGGCGTTGGCCACAGCACAATCTCGCTCTGAGGGATGGTGCGGTTGAACCAGAACTGGAAGGGCTGGTTGGCCGTGAAGTTCTTGTTGGGCAGGTTGGTGTAGTCGTCGCGGTTCAGGCGAGACATCGTGATCTCGGTGCTGTTGTTGCCCAAGTACCACTCGCGCAGGCTTAGGGTCGTGCCGCCGTAGGCCCGGATGCGGTAATACGGCACGGTCTGGCCGTTCTCAATGTCAGTCCACACCCACTCGTTGTTGGTCACCGTAATGGACCCAAGATCCACCAGGGTGGACCATGTCACGTTGTCAAGGGAGTATTCGTAAATGATTGACCAAGTTCCCGTGGCCGCTGGCAGAAAGCCAATTGAGCCGATGAAGATGGGATTTGAAGGGCCGAAGTTGACCGCAATGTTGCCATTGGCCGATGTCTGAGTGCAAACCGTCTGCACGTCCTCGTCGTACAGGTTGGACACCGTGCCGCCAGCAGAAGACGTATACGCCCCATTTGGGCGGTTCATGAAGCGGTACAGGGCGTTAAGCACATCATTGCCGCCAAGGGGCAGCAGGTACGTTGCTTTGTCTGCCGTGAAGCCGTAGACCTTCTTGTCAATTGCCCAATACTGGATGCCAATGTTGATCAGGTCCGACAGCAGGAAGAAAAGAGACTCACGGGCGCTCAGAACCTGCTCAGAGGTCAATTCCTCGGCCAGCTTGCCACAGCGACGAGCGCCGTGGTCAATCATCGTCTGGACCGTTACAACGGTCGTGCCCGTGGTTCCCGAATAAGCCATATCAGCACTTCCATCTGTTTAAGGCCGCCGCCTTGCGTGTTGGCTTGCCTTTTTCGTCTTTCATCGGCCCAGGCATACCGGACATCCGAGCGCAAAATGAGTCCTTGCGTGCGCCGCCCTGGGGCTGTGGTGCCTTCAGGTTGCTGCCCGTTGCGGCATTGTATTTCGCCCGGCCCTTGGCTGTAAGCCCTGCGCCCTTTTCAACGGGCAACTTCTCGCCGCGACCGACAGCAAGCGACACGCCGCCACTCTTCATCTTCTTTTCAGAAAACATCTTCTCAACCATGTTCAACCGCTGAGGCTTGGTCGTCACATCGTTGACAATTTTCAGCCGTTCAGATTTGCTTTTGGACGGCTCATAGAAGCCAGCACTCTTTAAGGACTTGGCAACTGACGGTGTCTTTTTTGTCATGGTCAAAACCTGTATTTAGCTGTTTTTTGTGCAATCTTTTTTGGCTGCGCTACGAACTGCTTCCCGGCGGCTTTGCCCGCCCTTTTGGCCTTGGTTGTCGCGGCGTACTCGGCAGAACTGAGACTTTTGATCGCGGCCTTTGGAAGGTAGCGCTCACCAGTCTCAGAAGATTTTTTGCCACTCTTGGTGGTCCAATCTTGCTTGCCCCAATCGCTCAGGGATTTCTGTGGTGCCTTCATGTCAGTCTCGATAGCCGCCGCCAGCGGCCTTGTACTTCTTGGCCACAAGCTGGGCTTTTCTCGCGCTCCACTGCCCAGCGCCAGTGCCCTGCGTGGCGGCAGACTTGACTTGGCTCACGATCCGCTTGCGCAACTCGGGCTTGGTGTAGTTGCCTGCCGCGTTCACTTTGCCGCCGTCAGCCATTTTCTCCGGCAACTTGGAGTACGCCTTCTTGCCCTTGTTGGACTCGGTGTACTCTGAGGCAACGCTTTTGCTGATGCCAACTTTTTTGGCAATCTCTGGGTTGTGCTGTACCGCCTTCATCAGGCGGAATTGAGCCTGTGACTTGGCTGGCATGATCAGCCGCAGAAAATGGTGATTGATGCGTTTGTTGGCAACGTCACATGGATGTTGGTCGTGAAGCGGATGCCGTTGCCAGGGATGATGTTTGCAAACGGGTTGTTGGTGTTTGCTGGGATGTTGATCCTCAAGCGAACAGTGCCGCCAGACCCGCCATCACGAAAAACAATCTCGCCAGCAGTCCCGCCAGCCAGAGCTTGATACCCAGCAAGATTTGTTGCGCCAGCGTAAATCGTCCCCGTCGCATCAAGGTGCGCAGAAAATACATTGGTCAATGTTGTCATCTAAATCTCCAATTGAAAGCAGGGGCCGAAGCCCCCGCCTTGTTTCAGCAATTCACCATGCCGCCGCGCTTTTTGGCGGGCGTCACAGTGACTGACTCTTTGGTCTTCGTGACGCTGTCAGCTTTGGGTGCAGAGGAGAACAGGTCTTTGGCCACGCTCTTTACTTTACCCATCACCTTGCCGGGGAAGCCACGGATGGACTTGGCCATATCCATTTCTTCCTTGCTCGGGCCAATAGCTTTGTCATAAGCACCCTTGGAGAGGTCGCCGCCCTCAGCCATCATCTTTGTGGGGCCGTACTTCAGATTGCTCTGGGCCTTGGCTTGCTTCATTGCAGTGGCGTTCTCCTTGTTGAAGACCGCCTGCAACTTACGGTTGCCTGGGGCTACCTTGCCCCCCTTTTTGTAAGTACCGGCGAGTTCGTCGATCCTTACAGGCTTGGGGGCAGGCTTGTTGCCCTGGGGCATCGCGACGGCGCGGCCTGAATTAACAGACCCCCCCGCCGCGAAGGCTTTTTTTGCGGCACCACCTTTTTTGTAGGGTGAAGATCCACCCATGCCATCGTCCATCATGCCGCCGCCCATCATGCCGTCACCGGCCATGCCGCCACCCATCATGCCTTTGATCTTGCCGCCTTTTTTGTAGCCGCCAGCATTGGATTTTGCGACACCGCCAGTGGCGAAGCCACCAGCATTGCCCATCTTCACGCCGCCAGTTTTGGCAGGCGAGTGGTCAGGCTTGGCCGTGTCCATCTTGGTGTTGCGGTACTCGCCACCTTGTTTTTCGGTGTTGATGATGCCGCCCTTTTTGAAGCCACCCTGGCCGTTGACAACGCCACCGGTGGCCAGACCTTTGTGGCCCTTTGAGGCAGGCTTGGACTCGTGAGACTTCAGTTCTTTCTCAAGACCTTTCATCTTCGACATCTCGGCCTTATGCACAGACTTGGACTCGCCGCCCTTCTTCATGCCAGGAGTTGGCATGGCAGCCTGCATCTGAGCCGCGCCACCCACAGGACCGGCAGGGCCAGCACCAGCGGGCATGCCGCGCATTGCACGGCGGCGCATGGCCAGCGAGGGGGCCATAGGGCTGTTAGCGCCCATCATGCCGCCTCGGGCAGGCATACCCTGGGGCATAGCGCTAGGAGCGCCCATCATGCCGCCGCCAGCCTTTTTGACCACCTTGCCGCCTTTTTTGAGCTTCAGCTCAACTGAAGGCTCAGTGGTCTCCATCTTCACCATCGGTTTGAATTGACCCATGTCGCTCTCCTTTTAGGCTTGCGTGACGCCAAAAGCGCCGGTGCGGGTTGCGTTAGGGCCGACTGCAATTGCAGGCAGGGCGATGGTCATAACCAAACGCTTGATGCCGTCAGTAGCAGAGGCAGGGACAAACGTGCCGCGCACATCACCGGTGGTGGTGGTTGCGGTGGCGGTAACGGCTGCAACAGCGGTGCCAGCATTGTCAGCCAGGGTGTTGTTGTAACCAGCATGGACGATGTAGCCCAGGTCAAGGATACGAACAGGGGAGCCGAGGATGTCAGTGGTGCCAATTGCAATCGTTGCGCCCAAAGCACCAGAAATGCTTGCGGATGCAATTTGATAGAAGGCTTTTTTGCCGTTGACAGTGGTTGACTGGACAGTGCCGGTGGCAATCACTTCGCTCATTGGCTGGCCGTAGTAGTCGTAGCCAGTGATGGTCACGTTACGGTTGGTCAAAGTGCCAGTGCCAGAAACAATGCTGACTGCGCGAGGGCAATCAAGTTGCAACACCGTAGTGCCGTTGTTCAGCAAAACAGAAGTCACAAAACTTCCGGCAGTCAAGGCAATCGTTGACGAGGTCGTCTGAACAGCCGCAATGTTGCTGGCCGCAAGAGCCTGAGCCACAACGTCCCAAACGTAAACGCGGCCCAAAGGACCAACACCAACGCTCATTGGGGACGGGTTGCTCAAAAAGGCGTTGCCTGCACCAGTGATGGTCGCGCTTGCCGAGGTTTGTGAGGCGCTTATCGTGTAAGTGCCAACGCCGCCAGAACCAGTGCCAAAGGCAGTGATGTAAGCGACTGTGCCCACGTTTGCGCCGTCGATCCACATGCCAACGGTGATCGGGTCACCAGAGAGCATTTCGGTCACGGTCAGCGTGGTCGTTGCGATGGAGCCAGTAAATGTGGCTGAGTTGGGATATACGTCAAGGCCCTGATAGCCCACTGCCGTACCCAAAAAGAGATCATCTGAAAATTGAGGCATGGTCTGCTCCTTGAAAAGTTTGACCAAACATTGAAAAAAAAGGGGAGGCTTTTGGCCGTCCCCCTTGTGGCTTTACATGCCGGGCGTGCCGTACATTGCGCGTGGGTCGGTAAACCCAGGAATGTAACGCTCGGTAGCCTTGTAGCGCATTGAGTCGGTCTCAAAATCGCCTTCCATGGTCTTCTCCAGCTTGCGGCGCATCATGAGCTTCATGCCTTCTGGGGCGTCGGTCTGCACGAAGAATGCCGTGGGGCTGGTCAGACGGCTGATCACGGCAGCGCCTTCGTCCAGCAAGCCGATAGACTTGACAGGGTTCAGGTCGTTGTTTGCCGTGCCTGAGCGCAGAACGCTCTTGAGCAGCACTTCGGCCTGGAAGACGTTGCCAGGAGCGACCACCAGTTGGCGGGGCACCAGACGGATCTTCTTGCCGTTGTTGTCCACAGCCTGACGGATCTGGATCAACATCTGCTCCAGAGAAGTCTGGGACAGGTTGGCCGCAGTGGTCAACTGGTTGCTGAACGTACCGTTCACGATGGGGTGAGCAGTGTTGATCAGGGACACGCCGTCGCCGCCAGGAAACGCGCTGTTGAAAGCACGGTTCAAGACGTTTGCGCACAAGGTCTCTTTGGTCTCAATCAGAGACTGAGCCAAGTGGCGAGCGTAAACCTGACCGATACGGATGTGGTCGCCGTCTTCAACCAGCACTTTGGTCAACGCGAAGGCCAAGCCAAACACGTTGTACACATAGCGCTGCAGGAACAGAACGCCGCCCTGCTGGTAGCTAACGGGAGTGCCGTCAGGCAACTGGGGGGCCGCGCCAAAACCGTACAGGACGGGTTCTTCGTGGTAGTTGCGGGGGATACCGTCTTGTTCGCGGAACACACGGCTCCACTCGTCGGTACGTTGGTCGTAGACTCCGTCGAAGCACTCGTTGAGGATAGGCTCAACGATTGACCGAAAGTCCGTACTGCGCATTGGTGCTGCCATTTTATTGCTCCTTAGATGGCGTTAATGGTAGCGACGTACTGGCTGCGGCTCACTTGAACCTGAACCACGGTGTACGCATCACCCCAGGCGTTGTCAACGCCGTTAGACAAACCAATGATCCGCAGATCACCGACCGCACCCGAACCCACCAGCGAGGTGGAGATCATGCATTGTGACAAGCCCGTGGTCGTGGAACCAGCGGTGATGCTTGCAAAGTTGGCCTGATCGCCGATGGAGGTTTGAGCCAAGCTACCGTTGGCCTGAATGTCGTAAACGATATTCGGGTCAGAGTAGTAGTAAGTCACTTGTGAGCCAGCTTGATAGGCGGTGTTGGCCACCCACTGGTTGCTGACCAAGCGACGGCCAGTCGTATCAGTGAACTCATGGCCAACAAAAGCACCTTGGTAGGCGCTGCCAGCAGTAGCTGCAATGATGTTTCCAGACGTGTCAAGGGCCACAGGCTGGCCCTTCAAGATACCGGTGTTGTAACCGGAGGCAATACCGTTTGCGAGCGCCACAGCGCGATCCAGACCCGAAGGATGGAACGAAGGACGCAAGCCGAACGGAGCAGAGGTTGCACTCATAATTAACTCCTTTGTTGAGTCCTCACCCGTGGAATACGGGAGTTTGGACGTTTCGGTTCAAATTGCCAAAGCCTTCGCCTTCAACGCTTCCCAGACTCTTGCCTGAACTATCGCGGTTCCCTTGAAGCTGCTCAACTTGGACTTGGACCTTGTCCGACTCCTCATTGGGCGCATCATGGTGCATCTGAGTCATGACCTCTTGATAAACCTCCATTGGAAGTTTGTACAAGCGCATCTCATTGCACGCGATAAAACCTACGTCTTCTCCAGCCTTTACGCGGTAATTGTCGAATCCAGGCAACTCATCCGCTCTCACGGGAACATAGCCCAGTCGCATCCGCTTATCAATACTGTCGTAGCCGTTGGTGGTTGATAACCAGCAAATATGCCATCCCGGAATATCCGGAACCTTTGGCAGCGCACTTTGTGTCCATTCATCGCTCCACATCTTGCGACGTTCCTGCTTTGAAATGAACGCCTCTTCAGGGGCGGCTCGTGATAAATCTTGTGAAGATCGGCTTTCACGGCCACCCGCGTTGAGGGTTTTTTTGAGACGAGAATCCATAATGTTTAGTACCTTTTGTTGCGGGCTTCAATTGCGTATCGTTTGATCATCTTGCTGCGTTTTTCTGGGTCATCCCAAAATCCTGCGTCCTTCATTGCTCTGACCTGTTCAGGGGCCAAAACAAATTGGTTGCCGGAAACGCTGCCGGAAGATTCACGACTCGATCCTGTTACCACACTTCGGGGACTCCTTCTGGAAGGCTCGTCAGTGTTTCGAGTATAACGGTGTGGCAAACGCTTTTGCAAGCGATTGTCAAGCTCATCCCAGTAATCCTGAGTGGATGGGTCCCAGCCCTCAGAAACAAGCCGGTTGTCAATAACCTTGGCAATTTGAGTGTCCTCGTCTCCAGCCTCTGGGTCGTACCAAGAGTTGCGCTCCATCCAGCCGTTGGCCAGCCGAACCAACTTGGGATTGGCTGGCGCTGACTCCTGCGCGCCCGCCTTGGCCACCTGCTCTTTGTAGTTGTTCATCGCCTCAAGTTTGCGGCGACTGTCGTACCAGAGTTCCTGAGCCTTTGTAAATGCCGCGCCGTCAGAGTTGTCTGTGGCCTGCTGCATTTTCTGCTGGGCGTAGCGCAGACGGTACTCCTCGTCCTCCATCGCCTTCTCGTAGCGGGCCATGTCGGCCCCGTGCGTCTTGCGCTCCAAGACTGCAAGTCGGTCTTGCAATTCCTGATTCTGACGCTGCATCAACGTAAGGCGCTGATCCTTCTCTTCGTTGGTGCGCTTGATGTATTCCTTCTTGGCCCGGCGACGGTTGCGGCGGGCCTCACGGACTGCTTCAGTGTCGTCTGGATGGTCTACATCCCCACCATCGTCTTGACTGCTCTCAGGCTCGTTACTGTCGTTGGAGTGGTCAGCCAGATGGTCTGGCAGATCTACAGTGACGGAGCCGTCCTTTTCCTCAACAACGCTGAGTTCTTCAATTTTGGGATCGCTCATAGGAAGGCCCTCATCTGGAGTGGGTCACCGGTCAGCTTGGCGATCACCTCGTGATCGTTCAGGACCATGAACAAGGCGCTGTCTTCGTTTGCATCCTCGCCGGGGACATGCACTTCCCAACGGTCACCGCCCCATTTGGGCACTCGAATGTAATCGCCGACCTCACACCAAGATCCTTCCGGCCAGCCCAACATCGTGTCACGATGCTTGAAGGCAAGCGGTCCAATCTCAATGACCTTGGCCACCATGTTTTGCCACTTTTCGGTCTCCTTGGTTTCTTCGACCAAGATAATTCCAGATGCAGTTGTCGTCTTTTTTGTACGGCGGAGTTGTACCAACAATCGTCCACCAAGAGGCTTTGCACCGGGATCTACGCTCGGAAATGCCCAAGCCATCTCAGCTTCGTTAGAAGCTACCGGGTTACTCATTTTCATCTTCCTTCATGAGGTTATTCAAAATGTCGAGGGCCTCCTGTAAGCCCCCGTTGTGACCAACCAGCCGAATGTAAGACTCCCAGTTCGTCGCATTTCCAGCAACAAGGGACGAGGCTATTTCAGCCTGACGAGCCTTAATTCCACCGATCAAGTCCGAGAGGGTTCTCATTTTTTCTTCGCCTGTGACAGACCTCCTGACTGCTTGGTTGGGGTGGAACCCTTCATGCTCTGGCCGTCAATCGGAACGCCCATTGCCATACGCTTGTGCTGGGGCACATTGATGCTCTTTTGCTCTTGGTCACTCGTAGCCATAACGGTCTCCTTGGGTTGATACAGCCTTGGTTTGCTCGAAGTTGAGCTTTGCCGCATCGCGTGTTAAGCGGGCTGTCTCGATGCGTTCTTTCATCTTTTGGTCGCTGGTGGCGATAGCCAACTTCAATTGAAGCTCTTCCATCGCCTCCTGCTGGCTCTGTTGCAGCTTGGCCATGTCCAACTGGATCTTGGCTGCAAGCTCTTTGTCCTTGAGGCCCATCTCTGCCTCGTCGCGCTTGGCACGGCGCTCGGTCTCGGCCATGCTGGTGTCCAGCAGAACCTTGGTGTCCGGTGTCATCTGCGGCTGGGGCTTGAATTGCTGCAAGCCCTGCATCAGTTGCTGGATCACAGGCAGGATTCCCTTGAGCGTCTGGTCAGCGTCCATCTCAACGTGCTGTGACGCCAAGGCATACAGCTTGTCCACCGCTTTGGGATCGGCCTGCAAGTCGTAGTCTTCCAACTTTTCGCCCATGGCCTTTTGCACATAGCCCGTCATGCGGTTCAAGTACCACAGCACGATGTGCTGTTTGATGTGTTCGACCGACTTGGGCAGGTAAGCGGGCGCAATCATGGGGTTGCTGCCAAAAATCGGACTCTTTGCAAAGTCCAAGTGGGCCTGGATGTGGCCGAGGTGGTCCTGCTCTGGGTACGCGAAGGCAGCCTGACCGATGGCCATGGACACGTTCTCGTTGGCTGCGTCCATCTTGACCGGCGCAGGCACGTCGACCATGATTTCGTTGATGCCGGGCACTTTGATCTGCTTCAAGAAGCGGGTGATGACCACTTTCTTGTTGAAAAGCTCAGGGTTGTCCTTCATAACGGCCATAACCGCCTGGGTCTGGGCCATCCGCTGGGTTTCGCTGAAGATGTGCGGGTCAGAGACGGGAATAACGTCTGTCACGCGGGCAAAATCCTCCCGCTTGATCTCCAAATCCTCCACCACCTCGCCGCGCTGCATGTCGTCCAGATACCAGCGGTTGATTCGGCTCAAAACGCGCAGCACGCGGCCCTGAGACTCGTGTAAACGGGCGTGAATGGATGAGAAAACAGCCGCGCCCTGCTCAATCAGCGCCTGGGTGGTGCCAACTGGGGTGTTGCTGTTGACATCGGCAATCTTTTCTTCGGCGGTGGTCACCACACCCTTGGCGGCGCTCGTCAACCAGCCCAAAAGCTGGAAAAGTACCGGCGATGGAGGGTTGAACGGCATCGGCATGGCAATCTTGCGCACGTCGTCAACCCCCGGAGCGCCTTCAATCTCCACAACCTGGGTCACTTCGATCTCTTGAGATTGGCCAGAGATCTTGCCGCCCTTGAGCTTCAGGAGCGTCGCAGCGTTGTTGATGTGGGCTGAGTCCAGCAAGGCCCGCAAAGCGCCTGTAAGGGCCGCTGAAAGCCCTCCAATGAGCTGCGGCAGGCCAACTGCGTATGCCCCACGCCATGGGATGAACTTGAACTCAATTACCCAGTCCAATTTGGTGTAAGTGTCGTCGCCTTCTTCCCAATTTCGGTACAGGCCGATCACGTCGGTCGACAGGTCGTCGATCATCAGGATGTACGGGGCCATCTCACCCTTGGTGACAGGGTCGTCCTCCAGTTCCAGCCATGTGTAGATGTGGTACACCCGGCGAACAGCGTCTTCGTTGTCGTTCTGGGACTTGCCTTCGATCTTGTTCGTGGCCTTTTGCGCCCCAGTCATCTCTGGGTCCATCGTGGCGCGAGACAAAACCGTGTCGCGGTACAGGCCAGAGTCAACGCGGCGCTTGTAATCCCAGTCCGATATGTCTTCAACCTCGGTAAAACGCTCTGCGGTGTAGAAATTTCCCGCCGCAAAGGGCAAAAGCACGTTGTCGATGGGCAAGAACTGAGCGCAAGGACGGCGTTTTTTTTGGTCGTACCAGAGTTTGAGGTACTGCGACCCGCCCAAAGGCAACTGGGTCAGCATCTGCTCTTGCTCGTCGCGGAATTCCTCGATCTGCTCGGTCAACTGCCAGTTCATGAAATCGCGTTTGCGCTCGGCAATCGTCGTCTTGTCCTCAGTCACGTCGCCCAGGATCTTGGTTTTGGTCGGGCCGTCAGGCGGAAACATCTCCTTGATGGCCCTGGCCGCAAAGTCGATACAAGTCTCAGCCATCACGGGGTGAACCACCTTGGACGCACCGTTGAAGTTCGCACCGCCTGGGGCATCGTTGCCCATTCCAGTGCGCTTGATGCCCTCCTCGTACTGCTTGTCACGCTGCTTGCGGGCGTCCTTGTCCTTCTCGACAAGCTCAATGTAGCGCAGGGCAAGCGCTCCCAGGTCGTAATCCTGAATCAGGTCGCTGTCGGACAAGTTTTGGTAGAAGTCCTCGTCCTCCATCGGCCCCTTGGTGTCCAGGGTGACCACTACAGAGCCGTCAGGAAGCTCCTCAAGCTCAGAGTCCAGCAAGTCAGGCATGTCGACGACCTGGGCCACCTCCTCGCCACCGGCCTCCTCGTCTTGGTTGGGATTGCCGTCAATGAAGCGGTTGAACTCTGGGTCTATTGGGAATTGCGTGGCCATGTTTTTTCCTTGATCAGTCGTGGCAGCCGCACAACTTGTTTACTGTAGACAGGCCGCTGACGGTTCCGCCAGCTTTAAAACCTTCGCGGATTAAATGGCGAATGTATGGGTTGTTAAGTTCTTGACTCGGCAAGCCCTCACCCTTGACGCCAAGTGCGAGATCGTAATATCCCGGACCCTTACGGTCAGGGTTGGCCTTCTTAAATCTGCTATGCCACTCAGGCAAGTACACCTCGGTTGGTGTTGGAATCATGTTTACGCCCAAGTCCTTGCCGCTGATCAGCGTTGGGAAGCCTGGGTGCAAATCTGGGCGGTACTCAGACATGGGGTCCATTTTGAATAGGCGTGGACCAGCCGCAAATGTAGGAGCACTCCCGCCATGCTCAGGATGCAGCAAACCCGGCTCAGTCTCACGCTTGAGAATGTCCGTGGGCTTGAAGATTACACCCTTGCCGCTCTTCTCGCCACCGAGGGCTACGCCACCCTTGCCGGGTGCGATACCCTGGCCCATCATCAGGTCAGCCAAAGCCGCACGCTTCTCAAAGGTGTCGGCTTCTTTCCAAATCTTGGGGTCGCGAATTTGAGCGCCTTCACCAAAAGTCAGTGCAAGGTTGTGATTGATTTTGGCCTCCAACTCAGGGCTAAGATTGCCCGCTTTCATGGATTCCAAGAAGCCCTTCTTGAGCTTGTCAAAAACTATGGGGTTGGTCTTGAGTTGGTTCGCCGAGCCAAGCATGGTGGTCCATGCGGTCTCTGGATCTGTTAGGTTCTTCAGCCGGGCAGCCGTGCCCTCATCCATCACGCCCCAGACCTTGCCAGCGTAAGCCGGGTCAACCTCAGAGATCGCTGAGAACGGTGCGCCACCAATGTTGCCACCACCCACGCGGGTGCGGTCAGCCTGCGTTGTGGTGGTTTTCTTAAAGCCTTTCTCCATCGCTTGACCTAGCGCCTCAGATGCCTTGACCGGCGGCTGAGACTTGATCAACTCTGCGGCCTTCCTGCCAGCAGCGGCGCGTTCAGCGGCGGTCACCTCCTGGGCGGCGGTGTCAGCGCCGGGCTTCAGCAGCTTCTTCAGCACCTCTTTCATTGCCCCACCGCGAGCCATCTTGACGGGGCCGCCAGCCTTCATGCCTTCTGGGGGACGACCAGCCATCTCGTTCAAGAAGTCCATGCTCGGGCCAGGAGTGGGTGGGGGCATTTGGGATTTAAGGGCGTCCTCCCATTCGGCACGGGTCATGTATGGCTGAATTCTTCCTGCTGCCTTAGCCTTTTCAAAGGCTGCATCGCGCTCTGCCTTGGTGGCAACAAAACTTTCAGGCATGAAGTTGACGATGTCTTTTGATGAGTACAGCCCAGTGTTGCCAAGATCACCAACGTCCGACCACTTGCCGCCACGGACAAAATCTTGAACAAAGGGCAGGTACTGTTCGTTGGGGGCGCGGTTCTGCTTGCCTTTGATCTGGACGATCTTGTTTTCAGTTGCATTCAAAAGCTCTGGCGCTTCAGCCTTTAAGAATTCAGGCCAACTGTTAAAATATTTGTTTCTGTTTTCGCTGTATTTTGCGTACAGATCAGGCAAGTTTTCTTTTGCATATCGAGACTCAAGATTTGGGTTGTGTGGCTGCGCCTCCACCGTCACATGCGGCTCACCCTTGGCATCACGCAGGCTGAAGATGCGGCTCTTGCCCTCCAGCACGTCAGGGCAGTAACCACCAACGCAGTGGCCCATCGTCTCGCCTTCGTATTTGAGGGCGTCTTCAAGAGCCTTGTGCTGACCTGAGATGCGGATGGCCTCCGCCTTTGTCTTGGCCCAACCGATGTCTTCTCCGTTGGGGCCGACGATGTCAAACCCTCCAGCCTTCGGCTCAAGCGTGACGCCGCCAGTAAGATCCTTCGGCGGGGCCAACTCAATCCACTTGTACCCCTCTGGGTACTCCTTGTGGACAGGCATGCCCTCGGTCATCTTGATCTGCGCCTCGCGCATCTTCTTGGCCATCTCTTGGTCAAACTCACTGGTGCGGCGTACTGCCTGCTCCATGCTGACCTTGCTCAACTGCTCGGGCGCGATGCGTCCAGCAGCAACGTCTTGACGCAGAACATCCATGATGTGGTCAAAGCCAAAATTGCTGGGATCAAAGTTTCGCTCAAGACTATAAACTTTTGATTCTGGATCAAGTTTTTCAAGCCAGGGATACTGTTCTTTTTTTGATTCTGCCTCGGCAATATTGCCTGAAATACTATTTTGTTTTTGATAGGACGGATCAATTAACTCTTTAACAGAACGAGGAGTTATTGCAACATCCGTAGCGTCCTCCCATGCTTTTGCAGCCCCAGATATTCCAAGTTGTTCAGTTTTATTTTGCCTACGAAATCGTGGCGCGGCAATATTATTTATACCCACCTGATCCGGAGCAATGTGAAATATGTGGTTAAGCGCAATTTCATACTCTGACTTTGCTTCATTCATCATAGTCTGAGCTTGACGAGTCAAATTCGCCTTGCGCCGTGGGTCAGTCTCTGCTGCCGCTCTATCAGCCATCTTCTGAGCGCGTTCTTCGTCTTTGGCATACTTGCCTTCAATTTCAACCTGACGCTTGTCAATCATCAACCGCACTGGGTCTTGCGGCGTTGCCATCTCATTTTTGACGTAGCTGGTCAAGTTGCGGTCAATCCACTGATTGAGGGCATCTTGTTCGCGTAATTCACGGAATGACATTCCCTGCCCAAAGCCAATGTTCTGGTCTGCTGCCTCCGCAAGTCTTGTCTTTAACGGCTTCAAGTTTTTCTCTATGCTACCCGTCAGCCAGTTCCCGCCCTTGGGCTTGATCACGCGAGGGGCAGCAGCAGCCGATGCCTTGGCAAACTCCTGCGCACCGTGCTTGATGGCCCCTGGAAGCGCTCCAACGGCCCTCAGAGGCGATCCAGGCCCCAAGTAGAACCCACCGGCCAACTGGCCAGCCCCGGACGCTGCACGGCTTACAGGAGCCTCTGACCTGAACGGCAGGCGCTTCTCAATGTCCTCTGACGTTGGCAGGAATGTCGGGGAATCCTTGCCGGTGATCAACTCATACGGCAGCCGGGCAAATGACTCGATGTCGCCAGGAGCACCAAGCACGCCAGAGACAAAGCCACGAGCCAGATCCACCGGCACATTTTTGGCAGCCTCGGGATCTTGCTTGCTGCGGCGAGGCTTCATCTGCGGGAAGACGCCAAAGGCAGCGCCACCCTTGTCCATGTGGACATCACCACCAGCGGCCTCGTTCAGGTCGGGCTTGTTGGTGTCGTATGTCCCCTTGTTGCCGATGGCCGACTTGACCGCACCCGGCTTGTAGGACACCACCTCGCTCAGGTCGCCGTCGCGGTACTGCATCAGGCCATCGTAGCCGGCCGCTCGGGCGCGGGACTCCACCTCTTTGCCGATGTAGCCTTTGTTCTCGTAGGCCCGCTCCACCATACTGGCGGCCTTGTCCTCATCGATCCCGAGCTTGATCAGCGCCTCGATCATCGGGTCGCCCTTGCCCTCGATGACCAGCGGGTTCTTGATCTGGGCATAGACCGGCAGCATGTTGCCGCCCACCTGACCCTCACGGATTGTGCCGCTGGCACGGTCAGCCATGAACTGGTCAGCCATGCTCTTTGCAGATGGATGACCCGCCATCAGGGAGATCGCCTCATCGTTAGGGATGCCGCTGTAGCCGCTTGCCTGCGCTGCTTTCGGCGTCAGGTAGGTGCCTGAGCCGAGCGATCCCTCTTTGCTGGGCCTGATGTTTCGGATGGCCTCAGCGCCCTTGCCGCCCTCGGTGGCCGTCGTGCCGTGATACAGGCGCATGGGCGTCTTGCTCTCAGCCAGCATCTTCTGAAGGTTGGCCTCACGTTGGGCAGCAGGAAGCACCTCCTGCGTTCCCTTGAGGCTCTTGAGCAGCCTAGAGATACCACCAGCCTGCATCCCAACCTCACCGCCCTCGGCGTAGATGTCAGGCAGCCGAAGAACATTAATGTTGTCCTCACCAATAACCATTCGGTCTTTCAGGTCAAGCTCTTTGCGTAGTGCCTCAATGAACTCCTCCCTAGAACGACGGGGAAGCTCTTCACGCAAGCCGCCACTCGGATAAATGTTGACCAAGCTCGATGGCTCACCCATTTCCGCCAGAGCGCGACTTCTGTGCCTGCCCTCATGACCCCTCACATTCGGAAACATCGGTAGGCCAGTTTCATCCTTGTAAAGGGTGAGATATGGCACCTCATCAAACCCGCCTTGCACTCGCATCAGGTGCTGGATGTACTCATCGGTTGGAACGGTGTACTTGTCAATTTGTCCCCGCTTTGCCAGTTCAGCCGCCTTGGGGCCAATGTCAGCGCGAGTGCGCTCTTCAAGTTTTTTGGCAAACTTCTCAAAGTCGGCAGGGTTCATGGTCACCAAAGCCTTGGCGTTGTCGCCAAGAAACAACTCTCTGAGCGCCTCCGGCTTGTACAGCCTTTCAATGTTCTTGACCTCGTCAGCAGCGCGTTGCAATCGCTTTGCGCCGTACTGCCCAGACTTTTGAGCCACCTCAGCCTGAAACTCACTGAGCCTGCTTGGAACAACGACAGCGGGGGCTTCTTTGGCGGTCTTGGCGGCTTTGAGCAGCTTGGAGATCCCTCCAACCTGCATGTGAACGTCACCACCCTCAGCGTACTGCTTGACCTTGCGATCCCACACATGCTCCCGCCCCTTGTACTGGAGCGGAACACCACCACCAGCCATCGCCCATTCCTGAAAAGACTGCTTCTTGGAAACCGAATCGGTTCCGCTTGGCTTTGACTTGGGTTTATTGATGGCCATGCTCGTCGCCTTTCTGAGGTATGACGCCATCATAAACGGTGAGCTGTGTCAAGTCCATCCTTTGAAGTCTCTGAGAATCTGGGGCATCTCGCGGTATCCCCGGCAGTGCTCAAGGAAGTGACCCACCTGATCGGGGATCTCCTTGTCAACGTAAGGGTAGTCCTTGCACCAGATGTCAAGCAAGATCTGCTGACCCTTGGTCAATCCTTGCTCGTCACTAATCTCGTCAAGCCACTCTCTTGTTACCTGCATTTGATGCCTCTGGTGGTGAATGTTTGAGCAAAGCGTAGCCTTACCGTGGTCAAGACCAAAGTTCGCTCTACGCCTCGACGATCCTCTGTATGGAGCCAGTCGTCGCTTACGCTATCCCAGACTTGTTTCAACCGCCCGGCTCTGGGAATTCGCCCACCGCCCCTGCTATGGCTTGCTCGTGTCACAGGGTTTTTTAAGACTCCACCACCGACGTGCCGCATGATGTCCGAGTCACCGAAGAAAAGTCCAGACGTAAAAAAGCCGCTTACAACTGCGCCCGGTCGGAGCCTTGCCAAATGACCCTCCCACAGAGAGCATTTGGTAAGGCGGGACGCATGTGTAAACGGCCTCAATTTCGTCGCCTCCGACAGCAACGACTTGTTTGTACCACAGCCAGATCAGATTGCATAGGGGTTAACCCTTCTGACACGTCCGGTATCTGCAAAGTCGTCCTCATCCCAGTCCTCATCAGGCGGCGGGTCGATGTCCAGCCACCCGGCATCCCGCAGATACCGCAGGGCCTGGGTGCAGGCGTCCACGAGGTCGTCGTGGGTCGTCTCAGGGAAGCTACAGATCTGGCTGACGAAGCCCTCGGCCCAGTCCTTGACGTAGCCCTTCCTGTGGTCAGACTCAGGAATCCACACCCGGCCACGGGCGATCACGTTGGACACAATGTTGAGGCGCTGCATCTTGTCAGCCCTGCCAGGGTTGTACGCCCTCACGGGCAGGTGGGCACGCTGCAAGTCTTGGATCAGCGAGATGCCAGCCGACTTGTCCTCGATCAACAGCAGGTCCACCCGCTTCCTGTCCTTGCCCTCACCGAAAATGGTCTCGTACTCCTCAATGACCTTGGGACGCAAGTCAGGGTATTGCAGCCTCTCCTGCCAGCAGTCGATCACCATGGCGCTCATAGGCCCGTCCTGGGGCTTGAAAACGCCAAAGGTGATCGAGGCCGTCGGATCGTTCTGCACCTTCTCGCTGGTGGCAACGTCATACGATTGCAGGATGTACTCAAACCTGGGGAAGGGACGCCCTGCTGGCCAGAGCTTGAACATCTCCCGCTTGACGATGCCGCCCTCTTCGGGGTCGATGATCTCAGCGTAGATCTCCTGCCTGCCCAGCTTCGTGCCCTCGTAGGCCAGGATCTGCTTCCTGAAGTTGTCGGACAAGTTCTTGAGGTTGGCGTAAGTGGAGGCGGTGGTCAGCACCACATCGTCACCCTCCCGGCCCATCAGATCAATGATCAGATCCTTCGGCCTGGGCGTGGTCGTGACAATCATGCGGGTGCGCTTGCCCAGGCGCATGCCGAATTGGATCTGGTCCCAGGCTTCTTGGATGTACTCCCAGGCGGCAAGCTCGTCGCACCATCCACCGTGGAACTGCGGCCCCCGGAAGCGCTCAGGCTCGGATGCGGGGATGCCCTTGATCAGCGATCCGTTGGTCAGGCGCAGTTCGTGCGCGGTCTTGTTGTAGTCGGCCACCAGTGACTTAGGGATGATCGTCATCAAGCCAGAGTCACCCTCAAAGCAGGTAGCCCTCACGTCAGCCGACGTAGGAGCCGCCACAAGCCATCGAGTCCCAGGCTGCTCATACGCCCACCAAGCAATCTGCTCCGCCGCTGTACGGGTCTTGCCAGCCCCACGGCCAGCCAGCATCAGCCAGATCGACCACCAGTCCCCAGGCGGGAGAGTCTGGTGGGCATGCTGCGTGGAGAACCAACTCATCCTCCAGGCCCACGCAAGCCGGTACTCAGGGCTGGCCAGCGCGAGATACTTCTGCGTCTGGGGGTCAGCCATGACCTCGGCCATGTCACTCATTCGCGTCCACTTGCTTGGTCAGCTCAATGTTCTTGAGGAGAGTCGCTAGATAAGTGTCGGCCTCGGACTGGACCTCAATCCTCAGCGGGTTCTCAGCGTCACCACCCAAAGCCAGCTTGTCGCCGTACTTCTTCGGCTTGAGCTTCATGGCCGTCCACTTGCGGGCGTCAATCCGCTGCTTCTGGTAGGCCACATACCCCGAGTCAATCTTGATGTCGAGCACATTCCCCTCGCTGTCCCGGATCTCGTTGGTGCGCGGGTTTTCGTCGGAAATCGCAATGATTTCGTCGGCCAACGTGTCAGCCTGTTCTTCACGGGCGCGTGCGTATTTGTCGCAGAAGGCGGGTTGCTCCAACAACCACCGGTAAACAGTCGCCCTATTTGGCATCCCCTCTGTCTTCACGATCTCCTTCAGGCTCTCCCCCTCAGCCAACCGTATGCAGATGATGTCAGCCATCTGTGTGGTGTAGGTTGACCTGCCTACCTGCTTTGGAGCCTTAGAGACGTTTTCTTGTGTGGCAGCACCCTTGGCCTTAGTCTTAGGCTTCGGGGCTGCTGTAGCTCGTTTTGATGGCTTTGCGGCGGTTTCTGGCATGACCGTAGTCCTCGTCCGTTTAGATGAGGCGGATGTTACCAAGTTACTCGCCGTCGAGCGGGTGGCTAATCTGCTCAGGTGGGCGGTACTGCTCAATCTTGGTTCCCTCAGACAACTCACGAACCAGATCATCCTGGGTTGCGACGTGAATGTTGAACTCGCCGTTTGCAACGTGGCTCAAGGCTTGCTGACGAAGACTGGCTTTAACGAGGCGAGTGCCCTGTTGGCTGCCGTAGACGATGTAGATGCGTTCTGCCATTTTGGCTCTCCTGTTTGTTTTGAGTAAACCGATTCGGTTTCTTTTCGCTTCCCAATCGCTTTGCGTAATAGCTTGCACCATGCAAAAGCGTGGTCTTATTTTACTTCAGAGTTAACCGGGTGTGGGCAGTTTTCTGGAGGAATTACAACGCACCAGACAGCGCTGTACTGCCCACGGTCTGGCCCCACCCAACGGTCAATGTAGGCATCTGGCATGGCATCAAGTATGCGACTCAGTGAGTCAGCCTCAACTTGCACTTGTACTGTGATCTGCTTTGTTGTTAAACCGTCTGCGTTGTCGCGCAGCACCTTGCGAACGAGGTCGTGCTTAGACTTCATGCTTGTCCCCTTGATTGATGGTGCGGATACCCAATGGGTAAGTCAGTGCCGCATCGTCCACACCTGTCGTGTGTAACCTCCCAATCGGTTATGCAACTGATGGTGTTGCGGTGTCCAAAAATCCAGCAAAGAAGTTTTTTCATGCTTGCCCCCTTGCTCGGATGGCGTGAGCGCAGTCAGCAGGCGTGGGCCATTTGCAGCATTCAGTGCCTTCTGCTTCTTGTTCCATGTGGTCGCATATCTTGGCGCATTGCTCACGCTCGGCAAGCACAGCCTCATTAATGCGCTTGATCCAAAGCTCTGCACGTTTAAAACCAATCTCACGCTCAAGTTCCTCAAGCAAGCCCTCTATCGTGTCGCCGTGGCCCGTGGCGTAGCCCTGCGCCATCATCCATGTGGCCAGCTTGTTGCGCTCGGCAGCACGGACAAGGGCGGCGAAGCGTTGAAGGTCTTCATCAATGCCTGTCACGCGCAGCAAGAAGCCGTGCTCCAGATTGAACCCGGCCTCTTGCGCCCATTTGATGATGTCTTCTTTCATTTCAAAAACCCCACGATCTGCTCGTACACGCCGTTGCGGGCGCTGTTGTCTGTCTCGTACTTGGTCCATCCTGCGTAGCGCATCTCTGTCTCTGCGCGGCGCAGCAGGTCAAACGCTCGGTCAGAGTCTTTCACAATTGCATCTATCTCAGTCTGGTGCGACTGCTTGAGGGCTTTGGTCAATGGGCTGTCCAGCCAAGCGTGGTAGTCGGCTGTTGAAAGTTTCTGGTGCATGTTGTGATCTCCGCTCATGATGGTTTCCTTTCTCCGCGCTCAAATGCCTCGCGGTTATCTGCGCTGTTATGGATGGCAAGAAAATCAACAGGGTCAATTTCTGGGTTACACCAGCAGCTTGGCAGCAGCTCGTGTTCGCGTAGATCGGCTACCGGCACAATGTGTTGTACAAAATTGCCAGCCTCGGATGGGAAACCAATAAGTCTCCAGCTCATGCTTGCCCCCTTGCCTTGAGCATGGCGTCGGCCAGTCCGTATGCGTTGTCAGCAATGATCTGGGCATACTTCGGGCCGCAGTCGATGTCAGTGGCTAACAACCCCTGCATCACCCTTGCAGCAAAGTAATCGCGCAGGGTCATGCCCGCCGTCACCGGCTGGTGCAGATGCTCGATGGTGTGTGGGAAGGCGTATTCGTTGCTCATGTGTTCTTCTCCTTAAGGATTGACTCGGCGCTTGTCGCAGCCTGAAGTTTTGTCAGGCAGGATTGGTTAATCGCCGAGAAGTCTTTCTCCGTCAGCCCGACCCACTGGCGCTGTGCTGGTTGCTTCTCAGCCTCTGCGATGGCGGCGCGTAATTTGCCAAAAGCAACGACCATTGATGCGTATGCTTTCGCATCTTCTTGACTATCCGATGCGTTGTTGTACGCATCCCACGCATTCAGCGCGGTCTTCATGGCTTCAATAGGGTGCTGGCTCATGATCGTCCTTGGTGGGGTTGAACTTAGCCGGCGCGGCGGGCTGGCCGGGCCGGTCGAGCGGGTTGGGGAAGGGCGGGAACGGCCAGGTCATGCGGTCACCACTTGTTGCAGTGCAGCAATCAGTTCCTTCGCCTGCTCGTGCGTCAGCACGGTGGCGACGTTGCCGTGCCTAACGTACAGGCTCAGCCACACGGTGTCTTTGTCGTAGCGGTTGACAAAAACATTCGAGCCTTCACGGCCATTGATTTGAAATCCATCGTCCATAGGGTACTCCAGTTGATTGAGGGAGCCGCGATCATAACGAGTAAAAAACTTTCGCGCAACAACTTTTTTCGTGCTATGATGGTGGCTCAACAACTACAGGAGCGTACAGTGCAACACTCAAACATCGTCGGCGGCTCTACAGCCAAGCGCGTGATCGCGTGCCCCGGCTCGGTGAAGCTGGTGCAAAAGATGCCGCCGCAGCCGTCGAGCGTCCACGCTGATCGCGGCACGATGCTGCACGACGTGATCAGCCGCATCCTGCTCGACCAAGGCGTCATCATCGGCCAGTACAAACACAAAGACCAACTACTCACACAGGAGCTTTACGATGAGAAGATTGCACCTGCCTTGGACGCGCTCGACGAGATCGATCCCTACGGTCGGCTGGTATACGAGGTTGAGACACGGGTTGGCTTCGGCGACCTTTTGCCTGGAGTGTTTGGTAGCACTGATCTTGTTGGTCGTATCGATCATCGCGCTATCGTCCTTGATTGGAAGTTTGGCGACGGTGTTGTTGTCGATGCTGTAGAGAACGCGCAACTGATGTTCTACGCGGCAGCGGCCATGCGTACCGATGACCTGAAGTGGGCCTTCGAGGGTGCCACCGAGATCGAGTGCATCATCGTGCAGCCGCCAGCGATCAGGCGCTGGGTGACGACCGTGGGCCGCATCAAGCAGTTCGAGCACGAGCTGGTGTCTGCGGTCAAGACCGCGCTGCGCGATGACGCGCCGCTGGCGCAGGGCGACCACTGCCGCTGGTGCGCGGCCAAGCCGATCTGCCCGCAGATGACCGGCGCTGTCGATCGCGCACTGAAGCAGCAATTGATCAACTTGGATGTTGACACGCTTGGCCGGTATCTGCACAATGCCGACCTCTTGGAGGAATGGATCAAAGACTTGCGTGCGCTGGCTTTCGGGATGCTTGAGAAGGGCGTTAACGTGCCCGGCGTCAAGATCGTCCAGAAGCAAGCGCGGCGCAAGTGGACCGATGAGAGCAAAGCCAAGCAGGCGTTGCTCTCACTCGGTCTGAAAGAATCTGTCGTCGTCGAGACTACGATCATGTCCCCGGCGCAGGCCGAGAAGGCGCTCAAAAAGCGCTTTAGCGAACTGCCCGAGGACTTGATCAAGTCCGAGTCGTCAGGTACGACGCTCGCCCCGGAGGATGACCCCCGGCCAGCGGTGCAGTCGTTTGTCGGGCTGTCAAAAGCCCTTTCTAAACTGTAATGGAGTTCACATGTCTAATCTCGTAAAGTTCTCTGGCGCTAACCTGCCTTCCGTCACTTCCCTGTCCACCGCGCTGCGTAGCATCGCCACCGACGTTGGTGCCTCGACCACGGCCATCATCAAGATGGACCGCACGGGGCACTGGGTCTTCGGCGCTGACCAGACCGAGGCCGAGGCCGACGCAACTTGGGCTGTCAATCCCTTCTCCTTCGTCCACGGCTTCATCGCCTGGGGCGACGGCGAGGTGCTTGGCGAGAAGCTGGTGCCTGTCACCGAGCCTCTGCCCGAGTTGGAGGCCGCGCCTCACGGCGCTAAGAAGGGCTGGGAGCCGCAGACGGGCCTGAGCCTGAAGTGCATCAGCGGCGAAGACGCCGGCATGGAAGCGCGGTTCACCACCACCAGCGTCGGCGGCCGCAAGGCCGTGCAGGCTCTGGCTGTGGAGATCGCCGCGCAGGTTGAGAAGGACCAGTCCAAGCCGGTGCCCGTCGTCAAGCTGGGTAAAGACCACTACACGCACAAGAGCTACGGCCGTATCTATACGCCGGTGTTTGAGGTCGTGGAGTGGGTCAGCATGAATGGCGAGGCTGATGAGGCTGCGCCTGAGGCCGCGCCTGCGGCTGGCCGTCGTCGCCGCGCTGCGGTGTAATGTAAAAGGGCGGGGCCGAAAGGCTCCGTCTTTTTCTATGCTGGACGAAGATCGCATAGACGCGATTTCAAACGCTATCGCTGAAATCGAGTCGGGTATGTTGGATGTCACCACTATCCTTGGCACTGAAGTTTCGCTGGTTCACAACAGTGTTTTGCGGAACTTAGAAGAACACGAGTTCAAGTACTTTGAACTGAAAAAAGTACTGGATAAGTTAGACGCCTTAACGCTGGAGTTGTACCGCGTTAAGAAAGGGTTCACTCCTTCAAAAGAAGATGTGGAGCTATACAAAAATTTTCGCAAAAACGCCATACGCATTTTGCAAGGTAGGCTATGAGTCTATGGCTTGACTTCGAGACGCGCAGCCGGGTTGACCTCGGCGCCAAGGGCGTCTACAACTACGCGCAAGACATGAGCACCGAGGTGCTGTGCATGTCCTACGCCTTCGACGATGGCGAGGTCGTCACCTGGACGCCCGACCAGCCCTTTCCCGAGGATGTGCGGCGCCACGAGGGGCCGATCTACGCCCACAACGCCGCGTTCGAGCGGCTGATCTTTTCCTACGTGCTGCAAGTGCCGTTCAGGCTGGAGCAGTTCTACTGCACCGCCACGCAGGCTAGAGCCAACTGCGCGCCTGGCAGCCTTGAGGACGTGGGGCGCTTCGCCAGCGCCAGCATGAAGAAGGACCACCGAGGCGCGCAACTGATCCGCTTGCTGTCGATCCCACAGGCTGACGGCAAGTTCCGCGAGGACGCCGACCTGATGGCCGAGATGATCCGCTACTGCGAGCAGGACGTCAGGGCCATGCGCGAGATCAGCAAGGCCATGCGGCCGCTGTCTGAGGACGAGCTTGCCGACTACCACGTCAACGAGCGCATCAACGACCGTGGCGTGCTGGTGGACGTGGCGCTCGCCAAGGCCGCCATGCGCTACGCCCACGACGAGTTGATCGAGATCGAGGAGCGCGTGGCCGAACTGACCGATGGCGACATCACCAGCGTGCGCTCGCCCAAGATGCGCGAGTGGGTGCTTGAGCGCGTCGGCGAGCAGGCCAAGAAGCTGATGATGGTCAACGGCAAGTATTCGATTGACAAGACTGTGCGGGCCAACCTGCTCGCGATGGAGAACCCCGATGAGATACCGCCCGCTGTCGCCGAGGTTATACAGTGCGCCGACGACCTCTGGGCGTCATCGGTTGCGAAGTTCAGCCGCATGGCAGACCTGGCAGACGACGAAGATTGTCGAGTCCGTGGAGCTTTTGTCTTCGCTGGGGGTGCCGCCACGGGTCGTGCATCGAGCTATGGACTCCAAGTGCATAACTTCACTCGCAAGTGCGCTAAGGAACCTGATGCAGTACGAACCGCTATGGTCCGAGGACACAACATCGTCCCAGCTTACGGACGCCGAGTTACAGATGTACTACGGGGAATGCTCCGGCCCGCACTGATACCGGCCAAGGGTAAGCACCTCGTCGTCGCCGACTGGTCGGCCATCGAAGGGCGCGTCAACCCGTGGCTGGCCGCCAGCGACCAAGGCGAGGCCAAGCTGGACGTGTTCCGCAAGCGCCTAGACCCGTACAAGGTCAACGCCGCTGCGACCTACAGCGTGGCCTACGACGACGTGACGGGCGAGCAGCGCCAGGTCGGTAAGGTGCAAGAGTTGGCGCTGGGCTTTGCCGGCGGCGTGGGGGCGTTCGCTGCGATGGGCCGCGCCTATGGCGTGCACTTCGAGGAGGCGCAGGCCAGGCGCATCGTCGAGGCGTGGCGCCGCGCCAACCCGTGGTCCGTGCGCTTCTGGCAGCAGCTAGAGGAGGCGTACACGCGGGCGATGCGTAACGTCGGGCACGAGTTCTACGCCGGGCGCGTGGCGTACATGTTCGACGGGCAGCACCTGTGGTATGCGCTTCCGTCGGGCCGCGTGCTATGCTACCCCTACGCTCGGCTGGAAAGCGATGGGGTGACTTACGCTAAAGCATCTTGGAAGCCCGCCGCCGACGCGACAGAATGGCCCCGAGCGCGCCTTTGGAAGGGGCTTGCGTGCGAGAACATCACCCAAGCCGCTGCCAATGACATCCTACGCCACGCCCTGCGCCAACTCGACGGCGTGGTGCTGCACGTCCACGACGAGATCGTCGTCGAGACAGACAAACCCGAAGCCGTCAAGCAGGAGATGGAGCGTATCATGTGCTCCCCGCCTGCATGGGCCGAGGGCATCCCGCTGGCCGTCGAGGCCAAAATCATGACAAGGTATGGAAAATAAAAACGCCCGGTTGCAGCCGGGCGTCTTCACCAAAGGAGCTACTGATGGATTTCTTGGAGTATATGACAAATCTCGCGCCCGAGGGCGAGACGTTCTTGGTTGTCAGGCAAAAGCCACAGCTAAAGGACAAGCAGATGCAGTACCACGCCGACGGTGCGGTCAAGGCCACTTGGCCGGCGTTCCTGCCCACGCATAAGATGAAGGACGGGCAGTCGTGGTACGGCAACACCGCCTCGTTCATCGTTGACCGCTTCACCGACGGCAAGGTCAGCGCCTCGGCCGCCAACTGCGAGTACGTCCTGTGCATGGTGCTTGACGACGTGGGCGACCCAGAGAAGGCGCCCAAGACGCCGCCGCTGGCCCCGACGTGGATCATGGAGACGAGCGAGGGCAGCGTCCAGTGGGGCTACGCCTTCGGCCTGGACGACCAGCCGACCAAGGCCGAGTACAGCGCGGCCATCCTAGCGATCGCCGAGGCCGGCTACAGCGACCGGGGCGCGATCAACCCGGTCCGCAACTTCCGCCTACCTGGCTCAATCAACATGAAGCCCGGCCGCAACAGCTTCGCCTCGCGCCTGGTCGAGTTTGATCCAAAAAGAGAGTTCACCCTGCCCCAGATATGCGAGGCGCTGGGCGTCACCCCGGCCGAGGCCGGCAGCAACCCCTACAGGCCCGTCCGCGTCTCCGACGACGGCGCCGACGACGTGCTGGCGTGGCTGTCGGGGCAGGGGCTGGTGCTGGCCAAGCCTAACGCGCAGGGCTGGGCCGGCGTCATCTGCCCCAACAGTGCCGAGCACAGCGACGGCAACCCAGAGGGGCGCTACAACCCGTCCATGCGGGCGTTTTGCTGCCTGCACAGCCACTGCATCGATCTGGACAGCAATACGTTCCTTGCGTGGGTGGCAAGCCAAGGTGGCCCGTCCCACGCCCCTGGCCTGCGCGATGAGCTACTGGCATCGATGATGACCGACGCGCTTGACAAGCTGCACCCTACTGAGGCGTTCCCCGACGAGGCCAAGCGCGTCATTGCTGAAGTGGAGCGCAAGGAGCTTGGCCGCACGACGATGGCCGACTGGTACAAACGCTTCTGTTATGTTCAAGAAGGCGACCACTACTTTGATCTGCAAGACCGCCGCGAGATCAGCCGCAGCACCTTCAACGCGCTGTTTAGGCACATTGAGTGCCGGTCACAATTTGGCAAAAGGCCCAAGATCGAGGCGTCGTATTGCTTTGACGAGAATCGCCAAGAGATGGGCGCCCGCGCCCTGGTCGGCATCACCTACGCGGCCGGCGAGGGCGTGCTAGTGGCGCTTGACGGCGACGTGTACGGTAACCGCTGGCGCGACGCCCGGCCGCCGATCGACGCCGATGCCGGCGCCGACGTCAGCCCTTGGCTGGCCCACTGCGCGGCGCTCATCCCCGAGGCGTCCGAGCGTGAGCACGTCTTCAATGTGATGGCGTACAAGGTCCAACATCCAGAAGTGAAGATCAACCACGCGGTGCTGCACGGCGGCGATCAAGGCTGTGGCAAGGATACGCTGTGGGCGCCGTTCATATGGGCCGTGTGCGGGCCGCAACTGAAAAACCGGGGGCTACTCGACAACGATACGCTTGGGTCACAGTGGGGCTACGCGTTGGAGTCCGAAATCCTGATCTTGAACGAGCTAAAAGAGCCAGAGGCCAAGGACCGCCGCGCCTTGTCGAACAAGCTCAAGCCCGTGATCGCTGCGCCCCCGGACATGCTCACGATCAACCGTAAGGGGCTGCACCCGTACGACAGTCTGAACCGCATGTTTGTACTGGCGTTTTCCAATGACCCCGTGCCGATTTCGCTGGATTCGCAAGACCGCCGGTGGTTCGCGATCTGGTCCACCGCGCCGCGCATGGCCCCGGACGCCGCCGCGCGGCTGTGGGCCTGGTATAAGGCCGGCGGTTATGAAGCGATCGCCGCCTGGCTGCACGCCCGTGACGTCTCGGCGTTCAATCCGTCCGCAGCCCCTGCTTGGACTGAGTTCAAGGCGAACCTAGTCGAGCATGGGATGAGCATCGCCGAGTCCTACCTGGTCGAGATGATGCGCGCGCGTCGGGGTGAGTTCGCCAAGGGCGTCGTCGGCTCGCCCTTCCACGCCCTCTGCGACCGCGTGGCCGGCTCGGCGCCGTCTGGGGTCAAAGTGCCCCAGGCCGCGCTGCTGCACGCCCTTAAAGAGGCCGGTTGGGTCAACCTAGGGCGGCTGGCGTCGGGCGATTACCCGTCCAAGAAAAACGTCTACTGTCACCCGTCGATGGTCGATCACACTAAGTCGGACCTGCGCCGTTTGTGTGAGGATGCGCCAGCGCCGGCAATGGTGCGGGTCAAGTAAAGAAAAACCCCCACGGGCTTGTGGCCGGTGGGGGTTAAGACAGGAGGTGGCAACTGCTCAGAGGTCGAGGAAGACCACTAGCAGCGCCACTAGTGTAACAGCAATCAATCCTGCGACCATATCGCGCCTTCCTCGATCTGGCCGATTAAATCGTTTCCGAGCAGGGGCAGGATATCGACGCCGCCTACCTTGGCGCTGGTCAGGTACGCGGCCGGCGGAAACGGCGGATTGATCTCATCAGCCGTCTGACCGGGGTCATATTCAAGCTCGCAATCAAGCTCGATCTCGCCAAAGCGGTGCAAATAGCCTATTGTTCGCATACGGCTCCCGATTTTTCGCGTGCATTCAGTACATCACATATATGCCGCAATTCGGTGTAGTGGCCCCCGCGAATGTTTGTTTCGTTCGCGCCGCTGTAAGTTTTAACTCGGTCAATGTGCACCCATTGCGGAGATGGGTCAAGAACCCAAGCCCCCCTAGTCGTGCGACCCCCAAGGATAAAAACTTCGGTCAGCCAATTGGCGTCCGTATGCGTTTTGCCGGTCCACACGGCCATGTGCATTTCATGGTCGCCCTCGTAGCGACTCAAGGCTATCGTTTCTGGCGTTTTCATTCTGTAATCTCCACCACTTCAGGGGTTGACGGGTCCAACATGGCCGCTGGCCGGTCGGCGTGCTCGTAGTCCACCTTGGCAAGGTGCAAATGGCCGTTAAGGGCCGCGTAGCGTGCCACATAGTCGGCCGTGCTCATTCCGGCCGCAAACACCGGGAAATGGCGTTTACTGCTATCGTGCTTGGCGTGGCCCTTGGGCCGGGTCAACTTGGCGCCTTTGCGGCCCTTGGATTTGTCAATCAAAGCCAGTAGTTCGCGCGTCGGTTCGGCGTTTTCGGGCTTGACAGTGAAAGTGGCGCGATTGTGGGTGATGGTAATCATGGGGTTAGTCTCCCTTTAAAACAATGTAGGAATCATTGGAATAGGGCGCTTGGCCGGCTTTAGACTCGGCCGCGCTACGCGACTCAGCCAGCACTGGAACACTGTAAACAAGGCCAGTGCTAATGTGCTTGATTTTTACAAAGTAAGTTTTCATGACGTCACTCCCCAAACTCAGCGTAATGCTCACCCATTGCGTGAGCCATGAGCGTGAGGATGCGAGCGTTTTCCTTGCCATATACCTCAGGCCGGGCCCAAAAGCCCGCGCCGTGACCGTTACGGGTCAACCATAAATCATGGCCTACCTGCGCGGGATCAAATTGGCTCAAATCAATCTCGCCCGAGCACGCTAAACGCAGACGATGGCAAGCCATAAACGCCTCGCGCTTAGTGTCAGGGCTTAACGGCTCATCAGCCGATGGCTGGTCATCTTCGCCCGTTTCAGTGAAATAGATTGCCTCGATGTAGGCGTCAGTCATTTTGTCGTTCATGGCTTCATGTTCCAAAAGTAAAGGGCAAAGGGCGCGCCGATGAGCGCAGCGACGATAGCGGCTTGCAGGAGGTCGCGCAGGACGCTTGGCCGGCGCTCAGGTTCGGGCGTGTAGTGTTGTCTCATGATGCGGCCCGATCGACGATAAAGTCATGCAGGAAGATTTCCAGCATGGTGACGCGCGGCAGGCCGTCGAAATCACCATCAGGGTCATTCCATGCGATAGCGGCGCGCAATTCGTCGTCTGGCGCGGCGTAAATGTCCCATGCGGTTTCTGGTACGCCATGAAACAGTCGGACCAGTTGGCCCTCTTTGAAATCGTAAGACGTCATTCCGCATACTCCTCAAGCATGTGCGCGGCAATTTCGCGCCAATTAACATCAGACAGAAAGGCGAGGGCGTAGTCGCGGGCGAGGCCCGGCTCGGATGAGCACTCGACGTAGTACTCTGCGCGCTCTTGGCAGGCGTCTGCGAGCGCGTGCGCATCGTCGGCGTCGCTGAAGTCCTCAAGGGGCAGGCTGTCGAAGATTTCAAGATGGACGCGCCAAGTGGCGTAGTTGGTCCAGCCGTTGTAAGTGTTGTCGGTCATGGCTCAGGCTCCTTGGCGGTTATGGTGAGCTTGCAGGCGCTGCGCGTAGGCGAGATAGGACGCATTGGCAGGATGGTCCATCGACCAACGGTCTGGCTCAGTGCCGAGGGTCTGGGCGTAGGCGATAGCGTCAGCATAGGACGCCATCGGCAGGAGCTTGGAGCCAAGCTCGACGTACACGCCGTGCGTGCCGAGCTTCTCGGCGTAGTCTGATGTTGGGTAGGCGTAACCGATTGAGTGTTTCATGTTTGTCCTTTACTTGATTGAGCGCGGCGCTCGGGCCGCGCGAGGGTTGAGGGTTAGACGTTAACGGTCTGCTTTGCGAGGTCATACATAGACCAGCAATCCCTGCTAGACCAGTGCGCGAGGTCGTCAGGGTCTGCAACGATGCGCGCAACTTCGCGTAACACGTAATAGTTGGACCAGTCATCTTCAGCGCGAGGGAATTGGTATTGCAGCCAACGCTCAAAAAAGTTCATGTAGTCTGTGTGGGTCATGTCGTTTGCTCCTAGTGAGTTGGTGATCCATCAGTGTAAAGAAATCCCTTGCAACTGTGAACTAGGGATAAACCCTAACCAGCTTGGCGCGCATGTTGACGCGAAACGATGCCTCGCCAGCGCGCACGTAAACGACACCCTTAGGCGTGCGCTGATGCACCTCAACAGGGGCGGGCAAAGCTGGCGCGGCGGCCAAGCTGATGACCTCAAGCTGACTGCGCGTGAGATGGCCGCGCACATGAAGCACAGACAACAGATCGTAGAGATGGTGTCGATCGTTGACGTGCGGGAGAGATAGCAAGGGGGCTTTTGTGGGCATGTTGCGCTCCAGGTGGTTGATAGGAGCGCAAATAATACGCTAGATCGTAGAAATACGCAACAGCGTATTTTATGGGGTCATGGATTGTTGCGGTTTGGTCGTGTTGGCGAGGCGAGATGACCCATGATCGTCTCCAATAGAAATGGGGTCTGTTGGGTCAAATTGTCATCTAGAGTATAGGTAATAGTAAGAGAGAGATATATTGTATACAGTATGGTGTACAGCCTCGACTGCACCGGCGCCGCCAGCCGCCGCAAAGGGGGTCGCTTAACTTCAACTCGGTGACAAAATGACCTAAATGACCCAAAGCCGCCCGGCCCCCCTTGCCCGTTGGGTCATCTGGGTCATGGCCCGGTCATGACCCAAATGACCCAAGCCTTGCGCCCAGGTGCTAGCCAGCCGATCAACCTTGAGCCGCGTGACAAACTGACCCAAATGACCCAAAGCCCGTGACCGGCCGGCCATGTGAGTGAGTGCCCACTGACCAGGGGGGAGGGGGGGAGGGGGGAGGGGGCCGGCGGGGCGAAGGTCACAGCAGCGGAGGGGCTACAAACAATTTATTTTTTGCTAGAAATCCACAGCACCAAACAATTTTTCTTTTTTCAAAAATTTTTGGTATATTCCGCGCATGTTTGAGACTTTGCCGTATGAGCCGCGTCAGTTGCGTGCGACTGAGGATCGGCTCCATCGCATATACAAGGCTGCCAAGCGCGGCCTCAAGGGCGACGCTCTCGCGTTGGCCGCCGGCATGTTGCCCAAGGAGTACCAGCTACTCAAGCAGTTCGACGAGATCGCGGAGTACGCCGAACTCAAGGGCCGCGCCGAGGGCGAGATGGAGATGAGCGAGTTGCTGCACCAGGCAGCGCAGCAGGGCGACGCCAAGGCGGCGCTGGCAATCTTGCAGAACGTCCACGGCTGGGTGGCTAAGCAAGCCATCAGTGTGGACGTCAACCAGCAGATCAGCATCACGGCGGCGCTACAGGAGGCGCAGCGCCGCGTACTGGACGTCACCGACGTAGAGGCTATCAATGAAAATACTTCTGTGGATCGCCTTATTTCTAGCAATCATCTGGCTCGTCAGCCCGCTGTTTGATCTGTAATGCAGACCACACGCTACAGCGCGCAGGACGAGCAAGAGCTAATGGCTCGGCTGTGGTCGCCGGCCATCAAGGACAACCCGCTCGCGTTCGTGATGTTCGCGTACCCGTGGGGCGTCAAGGGCACGCCGCTGGAGCACTTCACTGGGCCGCGTAAATGGCAGCGCGAGGTGCTCGCGACTATGGCCGAGCACATCAAGCAGAACGGCGGCCGTCTAGATTTTGATGTGCTGCGCCTGGCAGTCAGTTCGGGCCGTGGTATCGGCAAGTCGGCGCTAGTCAGTTGGATCACGGACTGGATGCTGTCCACGCGGATCGGCTCGACGACCATCATCTCGGCCAACAGTGAGTCGCAGCTCAGGTCAATCACCTGGGCCGAGTTGACAAAGTGGCTGGCGATGTCGATCAACAGCCACTGGTTCGAGGTGTCAGCCACCAGGCTGATGCCGGCCAAGTGGCTTACCGAGCTAGTCGAGCGCGATCTGCGAAAAGGCACCCGTTACTGGGGCGTCGAGGGGCGGTTGTGGTCGGCGGAGAACCCCGACGCCTACGCTGGCGTACACAACTTTGACGGCGTGATGGTGATTTTTGACGAGGCGTCGGGTATTGACGACTCGATCTGGGCCGTAACGAGCGGTTTTTTCACAGAAAACACGCCAAATCGTTTTTGGCTGGCGTTTTCCAACCCGCGCCGCAACACGGGGTACTTCTACGAGGCGTTTAACAGCAAACGCGAGTTCTGGAAGTCGAAAATCGTGGACGCAAGGACGGTCGAGGGCACCGACAAGCAGGTCTACGAGCAGATCATCGCGGAATACGGGCCGGACAGCAGCCAAGCGCACGTCGAGGTGTACGGTCAGTTCCCCAACGAGGGCGACGACCAGTTCATCAGCATCGGCATCGTGGACGCGGCGATGAAGCGGCAGCCGTACAAGGACGAATCGGCGCCGATTGTGGTGGGCGTAGACCCGGCGCGGTTCGGGGCGGACGCGACCGTCATCGCCGTGCGGCAGGGGCGGGACATTTTGAAGCTGATCAGGCACCGGGGCGACGACACCATGACGGTGGTCGGGCACGTCATCGACGCGATCGAGGAGTTCAAGCCCACGCTGGTCAACATCGACGAGGGCGGGCTGGGCGCGGGCGTCGTGGACCGGCTCAAGGAGCAGCGGTACAAGATCAGGGGCGTGAACTTCGGCAACAAGGCCAAGAACCCGATCATGTACGGCAACAAGAGGGCGGAAATCTGGGGTGAGATGCGCGACTGGCTCAAGTCGGCCAGCGTGCCAAACGACAGGTTCTTGAAGTCTGACCTGATTTCGCCTAAGATGAAGCCCGATTCTCGTGGTACGATCTACCTAGAGTCCAAAAAGGACATGAAAGCCCGTGGTTTGGCAAGCCCCGACGCAGCCGATGCAATAGCGTTGACGTTTGCCTTCCCTGTGGCGCACCGCGAGATGCGCGAAGACAAGCAGCGCACCGCGCGGTCGATGGGCTACGGTACTGTCTCAACCTCATGGATGGGGGCGTAATGGCGAAAAAAGGCGTGTCTCTTAGCGTTGGACGGGGCGAGAAGCTACCCGTCAGCAAGGGCGCGGGCCTGACCGCCAAGGGCCGCGCCAAGTACAACGCAGCCACCGGCTCCAACCTCAAGCCGCCGGCGCCCAGCCCCAAGACTAAGGCCGACGCTGGCCGCAAGGCGTCCTTCTGTGCCCGCATGGAAGGGGTCGTCAAGAACGCCAAAGGCGACGCCGAGCGCGCCAAGGCATCACTCAAACGATGGAAGTGCTAATCATGGCTACCAAACCCGGACTCTACGCTAACATCCACGCCAAGCGCGAGCGCATCAAAGAAGGCTCGGGCGAGAAGATGAGGAAGCCTGGCTCGCCTGGCGCGCCGACCAACAAGGCGTTCAAACAGTCGGCCAAGACGGCCAAGAAGGGCAAGTAATGCCGCTCGTCAAGTCTGCTAGTAAGGAAGCCTTCCGCAAGAACGTGAAGGCTGAAGTCAAGGCTGGCAAGCCGGTCAAACAGGCCGTTGCCATCGCATATGCTGTCAAGCGCGCTGCGCCGAAAGGAAAGAAATGAGCAAGCACCTCGAACCCATCAGCAAACTCAACGCTCGCGAGCCGAAGATGTCCGGCGGCGGGATGCCCGACCGCAACAAAGAGACGTACTCCAAGATGCCCGGCATGGGCTGCCACGGTAGCATTCCCGCAGGCAACAACGTCAAAGCGACCGTTGCCAAGGTTCTGAGCAAGATTAAGTGACTATGGACTACACAGGAATCGCCGCTGCTGGCGCGGTCAGCGAAGGCGGCTCGGCCAAGGACAAGAGCGACTCCGAGGTGCTCTCGACGGCCCGCAGCCGCCTGAACATGGCGATTTCTGCGCTGTCTGAGTCGCGTGAGGACGAGCTAGACGACCTGCGCTTTTACGCCGGCTCGCCCGACAACCACTGGCAGTGGCCGGCCGACGTGCTGGCAACTCGCGGTGCGGTGCAGGGCCAGACGATCAACGCCAGGCCGTGCCTGACGATCAACAAGCTGCCGCAGCACGTCCATCAAGTGACCAACGAGCAGCGGCAAAACAGGCCGCAGCCCAAGGTGATCCCGGCCGACGACGGCGCTGACGTCGAGGTGGCGGAAATCTTCAACGGCATGATCCGGCACATCGAGTACATCTCGGACGCCGACGTGGCCTACGACACCGCCTGCGAGAACCAAGTGTCTTACGGCGAGGGCTACGCGCGCATCTTGACCGAGTACTGCGACGACAACACGTTCGACCAAGACATCAAGATCGGGCGCATCCGCAACTCGTTTAGCGTCTACATGGACCCGCTGATCCAAGACCCGTGCGGCTCCGATGCCCGCTGGTGCTTCATTACCGAGGACATTCCCAAGGACGAGTACGAGCGCCAGTACCCGGACGCTGCGCCCATCACCACGCTGCAAACGCTGGGTGTGGGCGACCAAGGCTTTAGCCAGTGGATGAACGAAAACACGGTGCGGATCGCCGAGTATTTCTACATCGAAAACACCAAAGAGACGCTCAACCTGTACCCCGGCAACGTCACGGCGTTCCAAGGCACGCCCGAGGACAAGATGCTGCGGATGCAGTTTGGCAAGCCCCTGCGCTCGCGCCCGTCTGACCGCAAGAAAGTCAAGTGGCTCAAGATCAACGGCTACGAGGTGCTGGAGCGGTCCGACTGGGCTGGCTCGCACATCCCGGTGGTGCGCTGCGTGGGCAACGAGTTTGAGGTTGAAGGCCGGCTGTACGTCAGCGGCCTCGTGCGTAACGCCAAAGACGCGCAGCGCATGTACAACTACTGGACGAGCCAAGAAGCCGAGATGCTGGCCTTGGCCCCCAAGGCGCCGTTCATCGGCTACGGCGGTCAGTTCGAGGGCTACGAGATGCAGTGGAAGACTGCAAACACCCAGAACTGGCCCTACCTTGAGGTCAACCCGGACGTCACCGACGGCGCAGGCGCCGTGCTGCCGCTGCCCCAGCGCGCAGCCCCGCCGCTGCCCCAGACGGGTCTGATCCAGGCCAAGATGGGCGCGTCTGACGACATCAAGAACACGACAGGCCAGTACAACGCATCGCTGGGCCAGACGTCCAACGAGCGCAGCGGCAAGGCCATCCTAGCCCGTCAGCGTGAGTCGGACACCGGCACGTACCACTACGTGGACAACTACGCTCGGTTCATCCGCTACATCGGCCGGCAACTGATCGACCTGATCCCGAAAATCTACGACACGCAGCGCATCGCCCGCATCGTCGGCGAGGACGGCCAGTCTAAGATGGTCAAGATCAACCCGATGCAGCCCGAGCCGGTCAAAAAGATCGTCAACGAGCAAGGCATCGTGGTCGAGAAAATCTACAACCCCGGCGTCGGCAAGTACGACGTCATGGTTATCACTGGCCCCGGCTTTGCCACCAAGCGCCAAGAGTCGCTTGAAGCAATGGCCCAGCTACTGCAAGGCAACCCAGACCTCTGGCGTGTGGCTGGCGACCTGTTCGTCAAGAACATGGACTGGCCGGGCGCTCAGGAAATGTCGCAACGCTTTGCCAAGGTAATCGATCCGGCCATCATCGGCGACGACGAGGACAACCCGGCACTGGCAGCGGCCAAGCAACAGATGGAGGCCATGAACCAAGAGATGCAGCAGATGGCCGGCATGTTGCAGAACGTGCAGAAGTCAATGGAAGCGCGTGATCTGTCGATCAAGGAGTTCGAGGCTGAGATCAAGGCGTACCAGGCCGAGACGCAGCGCATCAGCGCCGTGCAGGCCGGCATGACCGAGCAGCAGATTCAAGACATCGCTATGGGCGTTGTAGCCGCTGCGATGGAGAGTAATAACCTGAACGCGCAGATGCCTGATATGCAGCCCGAGATGCCGCCGTCAGAGATGATGCAGCCAGAGATGCAACCAGGAGCTATGCAATGAGCACCGCCGCCAACTTTATGGGCGTCTTGTTCTTGGCCCGCGACGTGGCCCATTCAGTGCATCTGAACACGCGCAGCTACTCTAAGCATGTGGCGCTTAACATTTTCTATGACCGCATCATCGGCGCGGCTGACGACTTTGCCGAGGCGTACCAAGGCCGTCACGGTCTTATCGGGCCAATCACTTTGCACTCGGCCAAGAAGACATCCAACATCATCGAGTTCCTTGAAGCATCGCTGGCCGAGGTTGAGGAAATGCGCTACAAGGTGGCGAAAAAAGAAGACTCATCGTTGCAACAGTTGATTGATAATATCGTCGAGATATATCTGCGAACGCTGTACAAACTCAAATTCCTCGCATAAGGACGCATCATGGCACTTTACAGACAAGGCAACGCCGACGCCCAGATCAAAATTGGCGGCGGTAAGCTCTTCGGCGTGTTTATTTCCAGCACCTCTAGCGGGACGTTTGCTCTGTACGACAGCGCCACGGCCAGCACCAGCGATCCTAAGATTGCAAACACCGTGACGGTAGCTGCCGGTACTCAGTACATCAGTTTCCCGCCCGGCATTTGGTTCAGCAAAGGTCTGTACATCGACATTGCAAACACCATCGAATACACTGTCGTCTACGAGTAATCTCCAAACTGTACTGGCCCAGTAGACCAGGGTTCCTACGGAACATGAAATGACTGAAGAAGTCCAGCAAGCCTTAGCGGAAGTTGAATCCGCGCCAGCACCCGAGGCGACGGCCGCCCCGGAAAGTGCACAAAACGCGCCGGAAGTAGTTGAGAATCAACCCGAGCAGACGCCCGAGGAGAAGAAATTCACCCAGGCTGAGATCGATGCGATGATCAGCAAGCGCCTTGCCAGAGAGCAGCGCAAATGGGAACGTGAGCAGCAGGCAAAACTTGCACAACCGCAAGCGCCGAAAGAAGTCCCGCCTATCGAGCATTTCGAGTCGCCTGATGCCTACGCGGAAGCGTTGGCGGTCAGAAAGGCCGAAGAACTGCTTGCGCAGCGTGAGTTCCAGAAGCAGCAGGCTGAGATTAACGACGCCTATCACGAGCGTGAGGAAGAAGCTAGGGCCAAGTACGACGATTTTGAACAAGTCGCCTACAACCCGCAGCTTCGCGTCACCGACGTGATGGCCGAGACAATCAAGGCGTCCGACATGGGGCCGGACCTAGCCTACTGGCTGGGAACCAACCCGAAGGAAGCTGATCGCATTTCCCGTCTGTCACCTCTTTTGCAGGCTCGTGAGATTGGAAAGATTGAGGCCAAACTTGGCACCAATCCGATCGTAAAACCAACAACGTCTGCGCCCGCACCGATTTCGCCTGTTACCGCACGAACCAGTGGAAGCTCGTCCTACGATACAACTGACCCTCGCTCTGTGAAGGCCATGAGTACGTCGGACTGGATTGAAGCTGAACGTGCCCGGCAGATGAAAAAGCTGCAAGCGCAAATGAACCGCTAAAACTTTGAAAGGACTCGCATCATGGCGAATAGCATTCTTACCATTGACATGATCACGCGGAAGGCTCTGGAGATTCTGGAGAACAACCTCGTGCTCACCCGTAACGTGAACCGTCAGTACGACGACAGCTTCGCTGTTGAAGGTGCCAAGATCGGTTCGACTCTGCGTATCCGTCTGCCTGACCGCGCTCTGGTCACCGACGGCGCGGCCCTGCAAGTTCAGGACGACAACGAGCAGTTCACCACCCTGACTGTTTCTTCACAGAAACACATCGGCGTGAACTTTACCTCTGCCGAACTGACCATGCAGTTGGACGACTTCGCAGAGCGTGTCTTGAAGCCTCGTATCAGCCAGTTGGCCTCGTCCATCGACGCCGACGTGGCAAACAGCTACAAGTACATCGGCAACACCGTTGGCACGCCTGGCTCTACCCCCAGCACCTCGCTGGTTCTGCTGCAAGCCCAGCAGAAGCTCAACGAAAACGCTGCTGTGATGAGCCCGCGCTACGCAACCGTTAACCCGGCTGCCAATGCTGGCCTGGTTGAGGGCATGAAAGGTCTGTTCAACCCAACCGACACCATCAGCAAGCAGTTCAAGAACGGCATGATGGGTATGGGCGTGCTGGGCTTCGACGAAGTCAACATGTCTCAGTCGATCAAGCAGTTCACCACCGGCTCGCGCACCGCTACCGGCGGCACCCTGTCGGCTGCTGTGACTGCCGAAGGCGCAACCACCATCGCCATCACCGGCGCCGGTGCTAGCGCTACCGTCAAGATCGGCGACGTGTTTACTGTTGCTGACTGCTTCGCTGTAAACCCGCAGACCCGTGAATCCACTGGTTCGCTGTTCCAGTTCGTCGCTGCTGCTGACGTGACCCTGAACGGCTCTGGCGCTGGCAACATCACCGTGGCTCCGATGTACTCGGCCAACCACGCGCTGGCTACTGTGGACGTTCTGCCGCAGAACAGCAAGGCTGTGGTGTTTGTGGGCGCGGCTTCCAGCCAGTACGCTCAGAACTTGGTCTACCACAAGGACGCGATCACCTTTGCTACCGCCGACCTGCTCCTGCCGCAAGGTGTGGACATGGCCGCTCGCGCCGTTCACAATGGCATCAGCTTGCGCGTTGTTCGTCAGTACGACATCAACAACGACCGTATGCCCTGCCGTATTGACGTGCTGTACGGCTACAGCGTGATTCGTCCTCAGATGGGCGTTCGCCTCTGGGGTTGATCGAATGGGGCTTCGGCCCCGTTCTCGTAACTTTTTTGAAAGGACTTTATCATGGCTCTTCCTAATGGCGCTGGTGGCTACCAGATTGGCGACGGCAACGTCGGCGAAGCTCAACTGTTTGTTCAAGGTGCCCCGACTGCACTGACCGCCGCAGCTACTGCTACAGCTGCTCAACTGGCAAACGGCCTGTTCACTTTCAACGGCACCGCCGGCAACCTGACGTTGCCGACCGTTGCTGAAGTAGAAGCGGACATTTCTAGCGCGTCTAAAGTGAACGCCGCGTTTGACTTCTTCGTCATCAACATTGATGCTGGCACTGACGACGTGACTGTGGCTACGGCCACGGGCTGGACGCTGGTTGGCAACATGGTTGTGACCGAGACTACCTCGGGCCACTTCCGTGCCCGCAAGACCGGCGACGGTTCTTGGACCTGCTACCGCATTTCTTAAAACCGACAGGGGCTTCGGCCCCTGTTTTTAAAGGAACATCATGCCTAATACCAAGTCTGTAGGCGTTGCGTTTAGCGACCCTGAACTGACCTCCGGCACAACGATTACGGGGGCAATCATCGACAGCACGTCGAAGGTTTTGTCCAACATCGCCAACGGTCTTACCGCGTCTCAACAAGGCGCGACTATCACCACCACCGGCAACAGCGACGTTTTCATCATCGCCCCTGCGGCGGGGGTGCTGACTTCTGCTGTGTTTTCGGGTGTGGACGCGCTGGCTGCAAGCGACACCAACTTCATCACGTTTTCCGTCACCAACCTTGGAACTACGGGTTCCGGCTCCGCCGTTATGCTGGCGGCCACCGATGCCAATACGACCAAGACTACTGGCGGAACTGCGCTGACGGCTAACGCCGCACGCACGCTGGCTATCAACGGTACTGCTGCCAATTTGGTGGTGGCTGCCGGCGATCGTCTGCGTATTCGTGCAGCCGCAACTGGCACGCTTGCCAACACGGTGACGTTTCCCGTCTACCGTCTTAACTTTAGCGTTGCGTAATCGGGCGGGGGCTTCGGTCCCCGCTTCTACACATATGGCAGCAATCTACCTTACCCATCCCGTCCACGGCGCCAAAGTCGCTACGCTGGACATTGAAGCTGATTTGGATGTCCAAAACGGCTGGTCACGGTACAATCCCGAGCCAGAGACTGAAGAAGTCAGCCCCGAGCCTGTGGCGCGGCGCAGCCGACGCAATAAGGACGTTTTAATCCAAGAGGAATAGCATGGCGACCTACACCGCAGGCGAACAGATTAACCGGGCGTTGCGGCTGCTAGGTGTGCTGGCCGAGAGCGAAACGCCGACGGCCGCTGTGTCTCAAGACGCCTTGATGGCGCTCAACCAGATGATCGACTCGTGGAACACCGAGCGGTTGTCTGTCTTTGCCACCATCGACCAGATCGTCAACTGGCCGGTCGGCTCGATCAACGAAACCCTTGGCCCTAGCGGCTCCTTGGTGCGCCTCAATGGCACCGCCGTGCGCCCGGTCTTGGTGGACGACGCCACCTACTTCAAAGACCCCGGCACGGGCGTGTCCTACGGCATCAAGCTGATCAATCAGCAGCAGTACGACGGCATCGCGGTCAAGACCGTGACCTCGACCTTCCCGCAGGTGATGTTCGTCAACAACACCTACCCGAACTTCGACATCTACATCTACCCGCGCCCGACACGGCTGCTGGAGTGGCACTTCATCAGCGTGCAAGAGTTGACGCAGCCGGCTGAGTTGGTCACTGAGATTCTTTTCCCGCCAGGCTACCTGCGGGCCTTCACATACAACTTGGCTTGCGAGCTTGCGCCAGAGTTTGGCGTCGAGCCGTCGCCTCAAGTGCAGCGCATTGCCATGACCAGCAAGCGCAACCTCAAGCGCATCAACAACCCTGACGATGTGATGTCGATGCCGTACTCGCTGATTGCGACGCGGCAGCGGTTCAACATCTACGCCGGCAACTATTGATGAAAACGCCGATCTTAGGTTCCAGCTACGTCGCCCGCAGCGTCAATGCTGCGGACAACCGCATGGTCAACATGTACCCCGAGATCGTGCCCGAAGGCGGCAAGAGCGCGGCGTTTCTGTCGCGCTGCCCTGGCCTGCGCCGGCTGGTTGCGGCCGGCAGCGGCCCGATCCGTGGGCTGTGGGTGCTCAAGGAGTACCTGTACGCCGTCTCAGGCGACACGTTCTACCGGCTCAACGTGATCGGCGACACGACCCGCTGGAAGATCAAGCCATTGGGCACGGTGACCGGAACCGGCCCGGTGTCCATATCGGACAACGGCACGCAGATTTTCATCGCCTGCAACCCCGACGGCTTCATCTACAACGCGACCACTGAGGTGTTCGCTAAGATCACTGACCCGGATTTCCCCGGCGCGGTCAAGGTGGGCTACCTTGATGGCTACTTCGTGTTCAACGAACCTAACAGCGCGCGGGTGTGGGTGACGTCCTTGCTCGACGGCCTGTCTGTCGATCCGCTTGACTTCGCCAGCGCCGAGGGTGACCCGGACGGCTTGGTGTCGCTGATCGTCGATCACCGCGAGGCGTGGCTGTTCGGCACCAACTCGATCGAGGTCTGGTACGACGCGGGGCTGCCTGACTTCCCGTTGCAGCGCATCCAAGGCGCGTTCAACGAGATCGGCTGCGCTGCCCCGTACTCGGTTGCCAAGCTCGACAACGGCCTGTTCTGGCTGGGGTCTGACGCTCGCGGCCGAGGCATCGTCTACCGCGCCAACGGCTACACCGGCACGCGCATCTCAACCCATGCGATTGAGTGGCAAATCCAGCAGTACGGCAACTTGTCGGATGCCATCGGCTACACCTACCAGCAAGACGGTCACGCCTTCTACGTGCTGATTTTCCCGAGCGCCCAGACCACTTGGGTCTACGACGTGGCGACCCAAGCCTGGCACGAGCGGGCCGGCTGGGACAATGGCGACTTTGTGCGCCATCGGTCTAACTGCCAGGCGGTCTACGACGACCAGATCGTTGTCGGCGACTTCGAGAACGGCAACATCTACGCCTTTGACCTGAACGAGTACGCCGACAACGGCGACATACAGAAGTGGCTGCGCTCGTGGCGGGCGCTGCCGCCCGGCACCAACACCCTCAAGAGGACCGCGCACCACAGCCTGCAAGTCGATTGCGAGGCGGGCGTCGGCACCAACACCGGCCAAGGCAGCGACCCGCAGATGATGCTGCGCTGGTCGGACGACGGCGGGCACACTTGGTCTAACGAGTATTGGGTGCCGATGGGCAAGATCGGCGAGTACTACCGCCGCGTCATTTGGCGGCGGCTGGGCATGACGCTCAAGCTGCGTGACCGTGTGTACGAGATTTCGGGCACAGACCCTGTCAAGCTCGCTATCATGGACGCCGAACTGATCGTGTCGCCGACCAATGCCTGAACAGCAAAATATCACCAACATACCCTCTAACCGTGTCGAGATCATTGATCCGCGCACGGGGATGGTGTCGCGTGAGTGGTATCGGTTCTTTCTCAACCTGTTCAACCTTGCCGGCAACGGCGGCAACCAGACGTCGCTAGACGATCTGCAAGTCGGCCCTCCGCCGATACCAGACTCCGGCGGTGGGGGTGGCGGCTCGGGCACGGTGACCTCGGTCAACATGACGGTGCCTACGGGGCTGTCCGTCTCCGGCAACCCGGTCACCACGGCCGGCACGCTGGCGGTCACCTACACAGCCGGCTACTCCATCCCCACCACTGCAAGCCAAACGAATTGGGATACAGCCTATTCGGAGCGGTTGCAGTGGGACGGCGGGGCCACGAACCTTGTGGCCGCCACGGGCCGCACGTCGCTCGGCGCCACGACGGTGGGCGCTAACTTCTTCACTCTAGCCAACCCCAGCGCCATTACGTTCGTCCAGATCAACGCGGACAACAGCATCACCACGATGGACGCGCCCACGTTCCGCACGGCCATTGGCGCGGGCACTGGTTCGGGCACGGTGACGTCGGTCAGTGGCACAGGCACGGTCAGCGGGCTGACCCTGACCGGCACGGTGACGTCCTCGGGCAGCCTGACGTTGGGCGGCACGCTGGCCGTCACGCCGTCGGACTTTGCGTCCCAGAGCGCCAATACGTTCTTGGCCGCGCCCAACGGCTCTGCGGGCGTGCCGTCTTTCCGCACAATAGTTGCTGCCGACGTGCCGGCCCTGAGCTACGTCAGTTCAGTTGGCGCCTCGGCCCCGCTGGCGTCTACGGGAGGGTTAACCCCTACGCTCAGTATCCCGGTTGCTACGTCCAGCGCCGACGGCTACCTGTCCAGCACCGACTGGAGCACGTTCAACAGCAAGCAGCCGGCAGGAGCGTACCTGACCTCGGTGGCTGTGGCGACGGCCAACGGGTTTGCGGGCACTTCTAGCGGCGGCACAACGCCGTCCCTGACGCTCACGACCAGCGTGACTGGGGTGCTCAAGGGCGACGGCACGGCGATCTCTGCGGCCACGGCGGGCACCGACTACTCGGCTGGCACCAGTTCGCTGGCAACTGGCATCCTGAAGTCCACCACAGGGACTGGCGCGCTGACGATCGCTGTCGCAGGCGATTTCCCAACCCTCAATCAGAACACCACGGGCACTGCGGCCAACGTGACTGGCACGGTGGCGATCGCCAACGGCGGCACGGGCCAGACCACTCAAACGGCGGCGTTTGACGCCCTGTCGCCCTTGACCACCAAGGGCGACCTGATCGGGTTCGACGGCACGGACAACGTGCGGCTGGCCGTGGGCACGAACAACCAAGTGCTGACGGCCGACTCGACCACGGCTACGGGCCTCAAGTGGGCTGCGGCGTCTGGGGGCAGCAGCAACATCACGGCGCTGGGGCTGTGGGAAAATAACGCGACGATTTCGGCCAACTATTCGATCACTGCCGGCAACAACGGGATGTCCTCTGGCCCGATTTCGGTGGCCTCTGGCGTCACGGTTACGGTGCCGTCAGGCTCGTCGTGGGCTGTTGTTTAAGGAATTAACATGACCGTCACAGCGCGAAACCTAGTGCCTGCGAAGCTGGTGGAGGACACCCAGACTACTCAGTACATCGTGCCGACCAACGCCACGGCCACGATCATCGACAAGTTCACCGCGACAAATGTCAGTGGTAGCCCGGCCACAATCAGTGTAAACTTGGTCACAGGTTCGGACGTCCCAGGTAACAACAACTTGATCACCAAGACCAAAAGTCTAGCGGCGGCCGAGGTCTACACGTTTCCTGAATTGGTGGGGCAGATCATGCCAACAGCCTCGTTCATCTCAACGATTGCCAGTGCTGCCAGCGCCATCAACATGCGTGTCAGTGGGCGCGAAGTGACGTAAGGAGATCGCAATGGTTTGGAACGTAATTATTCCCGCCGCCGCCGCGTTAGTCGGCGGTCGTATGTCGGCTAGAGCAGCAACTAGCGCGGCTGAAACTCAAGCCGCCGCCGCAGATCGCGCATCTGAAGTGCAGCGCGACATTTTTGAGCGGCAGGTTGAACTTAGCAGACCTTATCGAGAGGCCGGCGAACTCGCGCTCAACAAACTCATCCCTCTGGCGACCGAGTACACGCCGTTTGGGATGGAGCAGTTCCAAGCCGATCCGGGCTATGCGTTCCGCATGTCTGAGGGCATGAAAGGTTTGGAGCGGTCGGCTGCGGCTCGTGGCGGCCTGCTGTCTGGCTCCATGCTTAAAGGCATCCAGCGGTACGGCCAAGACCTTGGCTCGCAAGAGTACATGAATGCGTTTAATCGGTACCAGACTGAGCGCAACGCGCGGCTCAACCCGTTGCAATCGCTTGCCGGCGTGGGCCAGACTGCGTCGCAGACGTTGGGCGAAGCGGCGCGCGGCTATGGTACTAATGTTGGCAACCTCATGATGGGTTCTGCTGAAGCTGCGGGTAACGCACGAATGGCTCGCGCATCGGCCTACGGTAACACGCTGAACCAACTAGCGTATTTGGGCGGCCGTTACATGGGTGGCGGTGGCGGTGGTGGTGGTGGTGGCGGTGGCGGCGGTGGTGGCTACATGCCGGGCTATGACCCTTATCTTGACAGGTAACTAATCATGGCACTTAATTTCGGGTCTTTTCAGACTGCTCAACCAGTCACTGCGTTTTTCAAAGGCCAAGAAGATGTGGCCCGTGAAGCGCTCGCGCAGGAAAACAGGATGCTGGCGCGGGAAAAGCTATCGCAAGAGCGCGAGGTGAACGCTCTGCGTAGGCAGCAACTGATGGGTGAAATGCAGCAGCAGCAACAGACGCAGCGTAAACAAGCCCGCGTAGAAAAAACGGGCTTGTTTCGTGATCGTCTTCTCCGCGCAGCAGACCCAAACGCGGCCCGTGAAGTTGTCAGGATGCAGTACGCTGACCCGGATGTAGGCCCGTTTCTGTCGCAATTTAGCACGCTGGACCAAGCACTGGCTGAGGTGCCGGAAGACCCGACGAGATTTGAAGCCTACCGCCAACAAGAGGCGATGGGCATGGGTGAGTGGATCAAAAGCCAAGCGGCTGAACGAAAGACGCTTGACAACCAACGGCGGTGGGAGGCGTATCAAGCCAGCCGGCGTCCCGGTGGCGGCGCGTCGTTGGCGCCGGCTGTTGCACAAGAGCCGCCCGCAGAGGCCGCTCCGGCAGCGCAACCTGTTGATAGGCCTGTAGCCGCAGAATCGGTGTTTCCAAGAAAAGATGCTGTTTTTAGCAATCCAACGAGAGCCGTTTCCGAAGATGAAGCTGGGCGTATTAACAGTGCAATTAGGACTTACAACCAAGCTATGCAGCTTGCTGCTGGTGAAACACCTTCTTGGTGGGCTGGAAAAGAACCTTTGGATGCAAACGCAAGACAAAAGGAACTTGGCATAGCAGAAGACCTCCGGAAATCACTTGAAACACTCTACGGCATTCAGTTGGTTCGGCCGTATGGCACTCCAAGTACGGCGCCCCGATCTCCAATCATAGGCACTCCGCCCGCGCCTGCCGCCGCACCTGTCGCCGCGCCCGCAGGCGCTGCCAACGTGCTGGCCGCTCAACAAGGCGCCGCACCGCCGGAAAGCCTCAACCAGTTGGCCGTTGGGCCTAATCTGCAAAGTTTGCTCAGTGACTACCGCGAAGTGTCGGAAATAGACACGCCTGGCGCCCGAGCTGAAGCAGCGCTTTTACTTAAACAGATTGACGCGGCGTTCAAACGTAATACGTTGTCAGATCGTTTTGTGCCTGTCGGTAACTTGGTGTTTGACCGTCAAACCGAACGATTTATCACCCCAACAGAAGCGCAGTTGGCCGCGACACGCGCGCAGCCGCAGCCTGGTGCGCCAGTTGCGGTCATTGGCCCTGACGGTAAACCGAGGTACGTCACACGCGAACAGGCTATCGGCCTGACACCGTTTACGCCTGCGGCTGTGCAAGTGTTGGGTATGGGGCCGGGGCGTGAGCCAACAGCGGCGGCTCGTCAGCCAGCAGGCGCAGCAGGTGCAGCAGGTGCAGCAGGCGCTCCGCAACCCAGACCGCTTACAGCAGTGCAGGAGGCCGCGCGCCGAGACAAACTTGGGAAAGAGTTTAAGTCGGCTACCGCCGCACTTCAGACCACTCAAGACGTTCTTGACTCGATTTTGTTTGTCAGGGCTGAACCCGGTCTGTCAAGAGCCACTGGCTTTACCGGAACCTTTTTGCCATCCTTCTCTGAAGGCGCGGCGGCGTCGGCAGAGACACGGCTGAAGAACTTGGAGGGCAAAGTCACCGCCCTCGGTAAAGCTCAAGCGGCTGCAACCGGCGCAATCGGGTCTATTGCCAACCAAGAGTGGCAAATTCTGCGCGACCAGATTGCTGCTATTGACCGAACCAAAGGTACGGGGCCGCTCTTGAAACAGTTGGAGTTGGTAGAACTGCAAGCTAAAGGTGCGATGGCGCGCATTCGGGATGCGTACCAAAGACAGTTCGGCGAAGATTTTGAGCGGTTTCCTCAGTTCTCCGACCTGCCGCCGCCCCAATCGTCGTTTAGGCCCGGCGCGGCGCCTGGAGCGGCGCCTGGAGCGGCGCAACAAGGAACCGGCAGATTTAGATACCTTGGCACAGAGGCTAAATAATGGCTACCAAATACCGCGTTCAAGGCCCAGACGGTGCAATTCATATTTTTGAAGGCCCAGACAATGCGACGCCCGCTGAAGTGGAAGCGTTCGCGGCGCGGGTTTTTGAGGGTGTTGGTGCCAGGCGGCCCGGTTCTGCTGTAGACCAGATACCCGGCTACGGTCGGCCAGTGCCCGCCGCTGCAACGCGGCAAGACGCTATCCCAACCCGCAGACAAGCAATCGCTGAGTTTATCGCGCCTACAGTAGAGGCCTTGGGCACTGTTGGCGGCGCGGTGGTCGGCGCTCCAGTAGGGCCGGCAGGTGCGGTGGTTGGCGCTGGCGCAGGCTACGCGGGCGCTAAGGAACTCATGCGCGCGGTGGGGGGTGGCGCCGCACCTGAAACGCTGTCTCAATCTGCTGTTCGTCAAACAAGAAACGTGCTTGAGGGCGCTACGATGGAGGCCGCAGGCCGAGGGGTCATCGCGCCAATAATTGGAAAAGGCATGGAGTACGCCAGTAAGCTTAGAAACGTCAAGCTAGACACGTACATCAAAGCGATTGGCAACAAAGGCGACGACATCGTAAACGCGCTTAGGGGGCGGGCGTCAGCCGTCCCTGGCGCCGCCCCGACAGCGGGCGAAGTCGCTGCGCCTGCGGGCAGTGCTGGGTTTTCTACGCTACAAGCCAGAGCGTTGGAAGTTCCTGCGATGTCCGATACCTACGCGGATATGGCGGCCCAGACAAACCAAGCGCGGCTGGCTCAACAAGCCCGAGCCGATGCAAAGTTTCGGGCGTCAGCAGACAGAGTTAATCGAAGAATTGAGTCTGGCTTGACAAACGTCAGCCAGCGCGAGGCAGGGCAGACGCTGTTGGATGCGGCAAGAGCCGAGCAACAGACGGCAAAATTAACGGTTACTGAACCAGCGTACAACCGGGCGTTTGCGGCAGCAGGCGACGCCAAGATCGATGTCGGCAACGTGATCAGTGAAGCCGAGTCCATTTTGGGCCGGAAGCTGTCTACGTTTGACCCGAGCACCGCGCCGGCAACAGTTACTAAGCTGCTGTCCTTGCAGCCCGCCGCGCCTGCGGCAAAGCCCCTTGGCTCTGGCTTGGTGTCTTCTCGCATAAACGCCCCTACGCCGCCTGCTGCTGCGCCTGAAGTCACGCTCGCGCAGCTTGATGACGTTCGCAAGGCCATCAACGCTGACATCGCCGCCGCAGCTAGGTCTAGCGACCCCTCGGCGGCAGTGACGCTTCGCAACCTCGGCAAGCTGCACCGCGCGATCGACGCTGCGGTTGACTCTAGCTCTACGCTGCCCGCAGAGGCCAAGGCGTTGTACACAGAGGCGCTTAATACCTACCGCACGCAGTACGCGCCCCGGTTTAAGACCGGCGTCAACGCAAACTTGTTCAAGCAGACGTCGCTTAACGAGCCTCGGCTCAACCCCGACGACGTGATCAAGACGTACTTCCAGCCCAAGGGCGAGCGCGAAGCCCAGCAGTTTGTGACGATGTTTGGCAAGAACGCCGACGCTACCCGCGTGGCGCGCGCCGGCATCGAGGACTTGTACCGCAGAGAAGTCACCGACGCTGCCGGCCGCGTGACGCCAGAAGCACACGCTAAGTTTTTGAAAAAGTACGCCGATCCGATCCGCATTCTCGACGAGGCAGGCATGAGCCTCACGCCTCGGCTGGACGCAGTAGCCAAGGACGCGGCACGTCTGGCAAGAATTGAGTCGCTCGCGGCTGCAAGTCAGAACAAACTTGCGCCGCCGCTGCCGCCAGGATCGAACGCTTTGGCGATCGACAAGCGCATTGCTGAGTTGACCAAAAACTTTACGCCCCAGCAGTTGTCGCACGTCAACGCCGTCCGCGATGATCTTCTGCGAGAGGGTGAGTACCAGCGGCTTGTGGACGCTGGTGCGAAATCTGACATTAAAGTTCGCGGCTTGGGGACTGAAACAGGCCGCGAATTAGGGCTTCCATTGCCTCCTCTTCTTAACACCTCAATCACGATCTTTAACAACGCGGTTAAAAAGCTGGCGCTCAGGATGGACGACAAGATCGCGATGGAGATCGCTCGCGAAATGACCAGCCCTGCCAAAGCGGCTGAAATGGTCGAGGCTGCTATGGCGCTGCGCCGCAGCCGCGAGATGAACCAGATGCCTGAGTTCTACGGCCGCGCTGCCGCACAGTTCGGAAACGAGTTGTCTCGCCGGGCAGAGCCGATGCAGCAATCTAACGCCCTTGCGCGCTGACCGCAATTAGCTAGAATCCACCAAGGACTAAGACATGGCCTCACTCTCTCCGCCGCCAAAGCTACAGTTTTTCGGGACTGATGGGTTGCCTCTTGTCGGTGGCAAGCTGTTCACCTACGCGGCGGGCACGACCACGCCGATCGCCACGTACACGGACCATACCGGCAGCAGCCTAAACACCAACCCGATCATCTTGGACTCGGCCGGGCAGGCCAACGTGTGGCTGACCGACACCACCACGTACAAGTACACCCTGACCACGCCCACCAACGTGCCTCTGTTCACGGTCGATTACGTGTCGGTGCCCTTGACGACCAACTCGTTCGCCTCGCCCCCGGCTATCGGCAGCAGCGTTCCCAACGAAGGCACGTTCACCAACCTGAACGTCGTGGACCTGATGACCCTTGAGGGCACGGGCGCTGCGATCATCAACGTCGGCACCACGGGCGAGCGGCCAGCAAGCCCCGAGGAGGGTATGGTTCGCTACAATAGCACCACGACCAAGTTCGAGGGCTACAACGGCGCGTGGGGCGCTCTGGGCGGCGGTGCGACGGGCGGCGGCTCCGACACGGTGTTCTTCGAGAACAGCTTGACCGTGACGCAGAACTACACCATCCCCGCTGACAAGAACGCCGGCACCTTCGGCCCCATCTCGGTTGCTGACAGCATCACCGTGACCGTGCCGTCCACCAGTGTATGGTCAATAGTTTGATTTAGGAGCCGTCATGGGTGTTAAATTAGTTTCGGCAAGCGGCGGCTCGGTTGAGATCAACCCGCCCGCCACCGCGAGCAGCTTCACGGCCACGATGCCCGCCGGCACTGGCAACGTGGTGGTCGCCGGCATCAACAGCGCGATTGTCTCGGGCACCGCTCAGGCATCGACGTCTGGTACGTCGATTGATTTTACCGGCATCCCGTCGTGGGTGCGGCGGGTCACGGTGATGTTCAACGGGGTGAGCACGAACGGGACTAGTTCAATTCAACTTCAAATTGGCACTAGTTCTGGGGTTGTCTCTACTGGATATCTTTCACATTCTGGTTTCATACAATCAAGCGCAGTTGGCTCAAGCGTAGCTACAACTGGCTATGTAATTGTTAATGCAGTTGCAAGCGACGTGCTTTACGGCCCATTTGTTATCACAACAACCGGGTCAAATGTATGGAACGCTTCAGGCTCATTTTTTAGAGACGCCAGCACTGACTACAGCATTATCTCCACGGGGACAATCACCCTCGGTGGCACCCTCGACCGCGTCCGCATCACAACCGTCAACGGCACTGACGCCTTCGACGCTGGCTCCATCAACATTTTGTACGAGTAAACACCATGCCAACAAAAATCGATGGAAACAACGGTGTCTTGCAGTCGTATGACTTCCAAGTCCTGACAACGGGCTTCTCGTACACCTTCGCCTCGGGCACCACGACCCTGATCGCGGTGCCCGCCGGCACGCTGGCGACGGGCACGATCACGATGCCAGGCTCGCCGGCTGACGGCATGGTGATTACCATCACCACCACGCAGCAGATCACGGCGCTCACGATTGCCGGCAACACAGGCCAGTCGATCGGCGGCACCCAGGTGTCGCTGATGGCCGCCAACAGCGCCATGAGCTTTGTGTACCGCCTGTCCGACACAACATGGTACCGCAACAGCGCCCCGGCGCTGGGCAACATCGGCACCGCGCCCGTGTACGCCGCCCGCGCTTGGGTGAACTTCAACGGCACGGGCACCGTGGCGATCCGCGCCTCGGGCAACGTGACTTCGATTACCGACAACGGCACGGGCGACTACACCATCAACTTCACGACGGCGATGCCGGATGCAGATTACGCAATCACTGTTGGGGCGATAAACAATGCAACAAATACAAATACAGCCAACAACATCAATCAAGGGTCATCGCCAACAACAACCTCATTCAGAATACAACACGTTGAAAATAGCTCTCCGGCTGATACTACCTATATCAATTGCTCAGTATTCCGTTAAGGACTAATCATGCCAATCACGATAGACGGTAACGGGATCATCACAGGC